ATGTCACCTGTGAATAATGACACTGTCGTCTCAGAGTTTGCTCGTTATCTGAAGCTGAAGAACTTCACAGCTAAAACGATCGAGCACCGCTTGGGGCAGATTGCTAGATTAGCTAGATGGCTTGGGGAAACATCTTTGCTGGAGGCCACCCCAGAGCAGCTTGAGGCCTGGCAAGGTTCGTTGCGGGTGTGCCCGTCTAGCATCCAGACCTACACGTCGCATGTTTGCACCTTCTACCAGTGGGCCTACCGCTGTGGCCGCACGAGCGAATACGTCGCAAAAGACTTGGTGCAACCGAAGATTCAGCGCCGCATGGCCCGGCCCATCCCCGAGGACCACTTGCGGATCGCGCTGACCGGCGCGCCCGTCGGGACTGACATCCATGCATGGCTGCTATTGGCCGGATACTGCGGTCTGCGCGCTGGGGAGATCGCGCAGATGTCACGCAACGACTTTCGCCCCGACGAAGGCGGCGGTGCCTTCCTGACCGTGCACGGCAAGGGAGGGAAGCAACGCATCGTCCGAGTTGCCCCCGAGGTCATGCAACGTTTGGCAATCCAGCTGAGCCGACCCGGCACCATGTTCTGTCGTCCTCGCGGCGGGCCAGTAACACCCAACTACGTCTCGGTCGTGGGTGCGGAATTCCTAACCAATCTCGGGCTCCCGTACACGCTGCACACCCTGCGACACAGGTTCGCGACCGTGCTCGCCGACGAAGGCGCGGACCTTCGCGATATCCAGGAATTGATGGGGCACGAGAGCCTGGCCACCACCATGCGGTATCTCGCCTACTCAACCCGACGTGGAGCGGCGTCCGTCGACTCGCTCGCGTCGCACCTGTGCCCCTCGCGGTCGTCGGCATCAAGAATGGAACAGCGCAGTCACAAGTAGGTGTCACATCTAGGAGGTCGGCCAGCGGACACGAGGGGATGCCCATATGGTCTCCGAATGCCCGCTCGCCGGTCCCCCTGGATGAACGAACGCGCCCAGTTGCTCGTGCGCTATCTCGCCGAGCAGCACGCCCTGAACATGACCGAGGCCATGGCGCGAGAGCGTATTTCGGCGAAAGTCGACCTCACGGCCGAGCTGATGGGCATCAGCCGGCAGTCGGCCAAGGCCTACGTCGATGAGGACTACGTGCGCCGGATGGCCGACAGCTTCGCCGGGGCAGTTCGGGATCTACAAGCACGATCCCCACGCCGCGGCCTGCGCGCCGTGCCGGATGACGATTGACGGATTGCCGCTCGCTTGTTGCCCGCGTTGGCTACTGCTGTTGTAGTGTGCCCCGTAACCAGATCGGTCAAGGGGGCAGGTGTGAGCGATGACAAGGTGTTGCAGGCCGACCTTGACGCGATGGCCAAGATTGGTCCGCACCTGCGCGAGAGTGCCAGGCAGATCCGGGGGCGTATCCCGGCAGACCATGTGACCCCTGGGGCGGATCCGGGTTTGGCGGCGCTGGAGGCTTTCTCGAAAGCGATCTCGGATGTGGAGCGTATCGCCGCCGCTCGGCTGGAGGCGATCAGCGATGTGTACGACGAGGCGCACAAGGGCTTCTTGACCACCGAGCAGCTGCACGCCGGGTACTACAAGTTGCCGAGCATTTACCAGCCGCCGCAGCGCGCATGAGGCTCCAGCCGTGACAGTCCTCGATGAGTTTATGGCTAAGAAGGCCAACGACTATATGGCGGTGGTGGACAGTTTGCGGCCGCGCACGGCGGCGTTGAAAGCCACCTACGACGACTACAAACGGTGGGCCACCACCCCGAACGGAACCTACTGGTCTGGGCAATTCGCGGGCGCCGCCCAGGAAGCCGCCGCCGATGACTGCAAGGGCACCGATAACGCCGACGACACCACCGAAGATGTTGTCAAGCTCGTCAGCGCCACCATCGAGTTCGAGGTGTTGCCGCCGTTGACCAGCGGGCAGAACATCGTCACCAACGCGTTGCGCGAGGGCGTCACGGTCGGTCAAGACTTCACGATGACCTATCACCCGGCTGAGGGTGAAAGCGAAAAGTCGGTGGCCCGCAACAAACAGATCGTGGCTGACGCTGAGCGCGAACTACGCGAGTATGTCGCCAAGTGGGAGAAGGCCACCCAAGAACTCAAGACGCAGACCGATGGTGCGCGCGAGAAGATGCTCTCCCGCATCAACCCCAAAGCGGCCCTAGTCGATGCGCGCAAGATCCTGCGCGAGGCCACGCCAGGCCAACCAGCAGCCGAGACGATCGACTACAAAAAGCAGTACCCCAAGGCCACGGACCCGGCGGGCACCACCCCAGCCGCAGCCGCCAGCGGCCCGGAGACGATCAATTACAAAGAGCTGTACCCAAAAACCGCGTCGGTGGACGGGCATCAGCTCGGCAGCCTCGGGGCCATGCCCGGTGTCGGGGATATCGACAAGACCAAACCAGCCAAGCTCGCCCCCACCTTGGCCGATCGCGATGTTCCCGCGTTCGCCCAGGCGACCCGCGAGCGCCTGCAACATGAGGGTGTGCCCGCTAACCAGATTGAGCAGCGGGTCAATGAGGCGGTCCAGCGGGCGCAGGCCCCGCGTTTTGCCCCCGACGCCGATCCGATGCGCACCCCTGGACAGGTGTCGTTGCACAACTCGCCCGGTGATCAGTTCAACGACATCGTGGGCCGCGCTAACGATGAGGCCACCAAAACCATTGACGGCCAGATAGAGCAAGCCAAAGTCCTTACCGGACAAGCAGGTCCGGGCGCGCCCGGTGTCGCCGAAGCATGGAAAGACGTAGGCCTCGGTGCAGTCAAACAGGTTCACGAGCTGACGAGCGATCCACTGGCCGCGCCCAAGATGGGCATCGAACAAGCCAAAGAGTTCTACAACCACCCCGGCGAGTTCATCGGCAAGAACCTGATCCACGGCACCGAAGCCCTCGGCGGCGGGGCAATCGGCGGCGAAGCCGCAGCCGGTGCGCGCGGACTACTCGGCGATCTCACCGGCGCCGAAGGGCGCGCCATCACCCATGATCTATCCAGCACCCACGAACCGACATCCGCGCACGTCGAGCAGCCCGGCGCCGGCGCGCATTCCGGGCCCGTGATGGACCATCAGGCCCCCTCGGCGGGTGGTGACCACACCCCGCCGTCGTATCAACCGCCTGCGCCATATGAGTTCGATCCTGGCGGCGGCCAGCATTACACCTCCGGGGACCCGCACCACCCGGGCGGCTGGCCGCCCGGCACCCCCGAGGCCACATGGAACAAGGGCGACACCGAGCCGGGCTGGAAGCACATCAACCACAGTTTCGACAAAGACTGGATGCCGTACCAAGAGCAGATCGGCGGAATTGAACGAACACCCAGCGGAGCGCTTCCCGAATGGGTGCAACATGATCTAGATACGGGAGCCCCAGTTTCCTTCGACGGACACACCTATCGCGGCCCGCAAGAGGTCTTTCTCGAAGCAAAGGATGGCTTTCGGGGCTTGGCGTTCGCGCCGGACAACGCGTACTGGACGGGGCGGGCAGAGTCGGCGCTCGAACAAGTTGACCGACAGCTCGGCGCGCTCCCACCAGGTGCGAGACTTGAGTGGCACGTATCCGATCCCTATGGTGCTGCAGCCCTTCGTGACCTGTTCGATTCAAACGGTGTCTACGGTGTAGAGGTCATCTACACTCCGAAACCATGAGTGAGGTGGCAGTGGTGAACGAGGCGCGAAACCCGGCCTGGGGCGCATCGCGGCCGTCGCTGCTCGCTCTCCGGGTAGCAGCTGGCGAATCTCCCGAATGGATCGCTGCACGCACCGACAGCCTGCTCCGTTCGTTGCAATCAGCTTTCGACGTATCGAGCTGGCAGATTGCGGCCGACAACGGTTGGGAACTGTGGGAAGGTTCCCCCGACGAACTGGTCAACATAGTTCGCAAACATCCCGTTCGTGAATTCGTAGGGGCATCGGAAGATATCGGTGATGCGCTACCCGGTGAGGGTTACTCCTTCACCATTTCGGGCGCAGGCCCCCGTGTTTCCCCTCTGGTGCGTATCGCAGCCGGTCACCCGGCTGTCGGACAGCGGCTACCTCGCCGCCGTCTGGCGGTCGAGCTCCGTGAAGCGCATGAGAACGCGCTGCGGTCCGTGGATGCCGACGCCGTAACAGCTGCGGTGGTCGAGACGTGGCAGCCCGCGACCACTGAATTCGCGGATCTCGACGTGCGTCGTCTTGCTCGCCGCGGCAACTGGAAGATCGGCGTCGGCTACCGAACATGGATCAGCGCCGAGGTCGGTACGGTGAGCCATCTTGTTGACCGGCTGACTGCGACCAAACTTGCTGGCGGCACCCTGATTTCGGCACCGGATGACTGGCCTGCCGCGCGGGTTGTCGAGGCGGTAACCGCCACGTTGCGGGAGAACGGTCTCGATGAGGTACCGCACTAGGCCCGGTCAGTGGGCATTACCGTTACCACTTCTGACCTGGGCGTGATCTTGTAATCTGCCGTCCATGGCGAGAGAGATGGGCGTCCCGGCGAAAGCGTTGTGGGTGTGTCTGGGGGTATTTGTCGGGCTGCTGGCGTTCATGGCGGCGTGCGCAATAGGGCTGTCGGGCCAATCCGGGAACGTTGGTGTGAGCGTTGAAGTGAGGCAAAAGTACGCGATCGAGACATGCCAGTCCGCTCTCTTGAAGCGCATGCGTGACCCGGAGAGTGCGAAGTTCGCCGATGAGGTGGCCCGTGAAGGCGTGACGCATGGAGGTGGGCGTGATCCCGAGCTGGAATACTCGCCCGACCGCGGTGATACCTACTTTACGGTGACGGGCAATGTCAACGCCAAGAACGCGTTTGGTGGTTACACGGGGATGCGTCCCTACACCTGCGATGCGGTGGTGGATAGAAACGGCACAACGCAAAGCCGGGCCCGCGTGCTGGATTAGTGCACTAGAAACACCAATAGCGCCCCTCACCAGGTCAGGGTGAGGGGCGCTATTTCGTTGGGCTGCAATCAATGCGGGCTCTCTACACCTCGTCGACGAGCTCTGCCGGTAGCTCGGGTGTGGGGGTTTCGGGTCTGTGTTGTCGCGCCCAGCCCATCCATTCGCGGATGTGTCGGACGGCTGCGCGGAGTTTGTCACGATATTGGTCGCGCTGGCCTACGACGATGGCTAGTTGAGCTTCCAGGTCGCGGACTTTGCGCGAGGTGCGGGCTTGCCAGGCGCCCAGGATGGCGACGATGGCGCCGCCGACGGCTTGGATCTGGTCGGGGCTCACCGGCCGCTGCCCGCCACGAGCTTGAACAGGCTGGACGGTACGACGGCCTTGGTCGCCGAGGCGGTACCGGATCGGCCTAGCTTGATCGATGCCGCAGAGAAGATGAGCGATACCGCCAGCGTCCCGGCGCCGACATTGATGCCGCTCTGCCAATCGATCTCGGTCAGGGCTGCGTTCACTGCGGCGTCGGCCAGGTTGGCGCCGACGATGAAGCCACCCGCGAACGTCTTGATGGCACGCTCGGCAGCGTCAACGGCGGCGTCCTTGAGCCAGGGCGGGATGGTGATGTGCATGACGGTCCTCTCGGCGGTTGGGTTGTGGATAACTGCGTTTGGGCAGTTCAGGGGGAGTTTTTTCGATGGCGCCATGGATAGGGAGCGGTACGGTGTGGGGAGTCCCTGCGCGCTCTCCTCGCGCGGGGGTGGACTGATCTACGCGGCGATGGCGGGGGTGCGGCTGGCCCAGTCGCGCACGTGCTGGATGGCGAGCCCGAGATAGGTTTGGCCGGGCCATACTTCGCGGTACTCGTATTGAATGTGTGCGGCGGTCGGTGGGGTGGTGGTGACGAAACGCAGCGCGATCAAGGCGGCCTGCGCCGCGGCCGCGGGCCCGGTGAGCTTGTTGATATCGCCCCAGCCGAGTAGTCCCTGTAGACCGCCGAGGACCATGGGTAGGCCGAGCGCGGCGATACCGTTGGGGCCACCAGTGAGCGCGCCGAATATGGCGGGCAGCTCGATACCCAAGGCCTTGGCGGCGATTTCGGGGATTTTGGGCAGGATGGCGCCAGCGGCCCCGAGTGGGTCGGTGATCTGGAATGCGGTCACCATGTCGAAACAGTCGTCCATGATGTCCCCGACCACCCCGAGGGGGATGTTGCCGTACATGTCGCCGGGGTCGGTGAGCCAGCAGTGCCGGTAGTCGCCTGTGTCGCCGTAGCGCCATGACGAGATGCCTTGCCCGGCAAGGATCGGACCGCCGTAGTAGCTGCCACCGTGGGGCCGGGTGGGGTCCCCAAGGCTGAATGAACACAGGTAGTTGTCCGGGTAGTGCTCGGCCAGCCACGCGCGGAACCGGGCGCCCGCGACCGCGCCGGCCGAGTATCCGCCGATGACAACCTTGATGTTGGGGTTGGCGCGGTAGCGCTCGGCGAAGATGCGTTGTGCGTCGGCCACGGCGATGTCGACGGCCTTGGCCATCGAAATGTCGTTGATGCTGCCCGCGGCGCCGACCGGGAGTCCGCCCATGGTTGCGGCGAATTCGGGGTGCACTTCCTCAACGAGGTTGGCCACGGCCTGCATGACGCGAGATACGTAGTCTTGGCCGATGACTCCTCCGGTGCCCCGGAACATTAGGCCCAGGTGGCGGTTGGCGGGCGGGGCCGGGGGCGCAATGCCCAGCGCGCGTAGGTCATCATCGGACACCTGCCCGGTGGGGATCTGGCCGGTGCGGCGCTGATATTCGGCGGCCCACAGGGCAGCGCGCGGCCCGAACTCGTCGGTGTCGCGGGGCAGCGGCCCCAGCAGCCGGGTGTACAGCGGTCCGAACCAGTCGTTCATCACGGCCCGCCACTGACGGACCGTTTCATTGCGGTCTCCGATGCGGATCATTTGGACCACACCTTGTCGCGCAGCGTCATACCTTTTGATGCCCAGTCAGGATGTCCTGGCCCGAGTTGTTCGGCGATGTATTCCAGTAGCTTGCGGTCGGGAGCTTCTTGGACGAATTGCTGGTGTAGCACAATAGGATCGACCGCCGGGGGCTGCGCGGGCGCGTAGATGCCGAGGTATCCGGCGCGCAGCTTGGCGGCGAACGCGTCATTGCGCTTGTCGCCCTCGGGCCAGGCCATCTGGTAGTGCATCTCGTCGGGGCGCGACCAGTCGCGGCCCCAGAACACCGAGCCCTCGAACAGCGCCAGGCCCTTGCGGACCTTGGCCTGCGTGGCGGCATCCATCGTGTACCGCTGCCAGGGGTACTTGGGTGCCATCACGTCAACAGCGGTGCCTGCCAGGTGATTACTGTTGGCGACATCGTTTGTGGCCGACCAGCCCCACACAGGCGAGGTGATCTCTTCGACGTTGCGGTCATACCAGTACAGCCAGGCGCCCAGGATGGTCAGCGGGGCGCCCTTACGCAGCGGCGCGGTGTCCACGAGGTACAGCTCGTCGATGCGTACGATGTCGCATTCGTCCCGGTTGCACATACGCCAACCGTTCTCGGAGGTCGTATTGCCGTAGGCGGTGCGGAAACTCATCGGGTGTACTTCCTTTCGATGCGGGGGTCGATCTCTTGGGCGTAGGAGGACAGGCGGTCGGATGCCCACCAGCCCAGCCGGAATGAGATGGCGGCAAGTGCGGCGTAGACGGCCGAGTGTTTGAGCAGCTGGCGGGCCATGACTACACGCCCCAGAACTTGAATGTTGGTGTGACATCGACTTGTAACGGCTGCGATCCGTCGTTGACGGTCAGGGAGACCGGTAGTGCCTCGGTGCGCAGCAGGGTCGCGCCGTTGAACACGCCGTACCGGTTGATCACCGTGCCGTTGGCGACGGTGCCGCCAGGTACCGAGATGGTCACCAGCGAGCCGGTGGACGATGCCTTGTCGATGCCGGATTCGGTGACATCGACTGGGGTGGCCCAGGTGGTGTCGGCGTAGGCGGTGCCTACCCGGGTGGAACCGGCGAATAGGCCGATTCGGTTGCCGAGTGCGGTGATTGCGGCGCAGCAGGCGCGTCGGTGCGCGCCCTGGTATTCGGACATGCGGGGGCCTTTCTGTTGGTTACGGGGTTTCCCAGGTGGTCCATCCGCTGATGCGCGGGGTGTATCCCAGCGCGACGTTGCGGGGTGATTCGGTCGTCCATTGGTGGTCTCTGTAGGGGGCGATGGCGGATTTGAGGTAGGCGCATCCGAGTTGGCCCTCGATCATCAGGCCGCCGAAGGTCTGGTAATCGCCTGTGATGACGTAGGTTTCGTTGACCTGGTACCAGAGGTAGTCCTCGGTGTTGACCGGAAGGCTGTCGTCGTCAAAGTCCCAGATGGTGGTGTTGAGCTTGGGGACGTATTGCAGGAGGCATTCGCCGACGTTCGGGTCGTGTGGGGCCGCGTCGAGGTAGTAGTTTCCGTTGATCAGTCCGATTGGGCCGTCGTTCATGTAGATGTCGAAATAGGAGGTTTCGCGTCTGCTGTAGAAGTGGATTCGGAATGAGTAGTTGTCGATGTCGTTGGGGTTGGCCATGTTTGGGTGGTCCCTCCTGCGGTTACTGGTATGCGCGGCACCAGGCGCCGCCTGCGCCGCCGACGCCGCCGGGGCCGCCGAAGTTGGCACCGCCGGCACCGGCACCGCCGGGCGCATAGCCCGTTGCGCCATCGGAGGTTTGCGTGGCACCGCCCGGGTAGGTCACGCCGTTGTAGGTCTTGTCGCCCGGGCCGGGGCCGTCGTTGGCGTTGATGCCGGTGGGGTGCTGCGGGCCACCAGCGCCGCCAGCAGCGGACAGGCCCGCCCATCCGTCGCCGATAGCGGTGGTTGCCGTACCTGGGCCGCCCGCGGTTCCGGCGAAACCGCCGCTACCCTTTGCGCCGCCTGCGCCGATGACGAATGTCAGGGTTGTTGTGGTCCAGGGAACGTGGATGCCGCGCTCCAAAGTGGTGGTGGCCCAGGTTCCCGGGCTGCCGGGGAAGCCGCCGAGTAGGTAGAACGTGCCCGAGCTCGCACCGCCGCCGCCAGCGCCGACCAGCGCCAGATCGAGATAGCGGCACCACACCGGGATCGGGACCACGGTCGTGCCGACTGCGGTGATCGCGGTCAGCGCTGCCGGTTGCGGACTGAACCGGGCGGTGGCGGTATCGGCCCCGATGGCTTGACTGGCGCTGGAGGGAAGCCGAACCCGCGACAGCACCGCGATATCGGCGGCCGTGGCGGCACCGACGGCGGCCAGGCCGGGGAGCATCTGCGCTATCTCGGCGGCCACGGCCGAATCGGTGGCGCGCACACCGGGGCGGGCCGTGTCGGCAGCTATCCCGGCGTTTCGTGCAGCCACGCGCAGCTTCGCCCGCGCCAGGTCGGCGCCCCGGCCGGCATCACTGGCGGCCAGGCTCACTCCTGCGACGGCGAGGTCTGCGCTAACACCCTGATCGATGCCCGTGTGGGCGACCCGCAGCAGATGGGCCAGATCGGCGCCGACTGCCGAGTCCGCGACAGTGACCCGTGGCATCCAGACCCACTTGCCCATGGATGGCGGCGAGGGCGGATCGGGCTTGGTCGACCACCTACTCGATTGCCCCGAGGGCGCAGACGGATTGGTGGACCAGGGCATCAGACCGCCTTGATCGCGGCGTACCCCGCAGCCCCCCAGCCGCCGGTACCGGCGCTGCCCCCGGTACCACCGGCACCGCCCGCGCCGCCGCCGCCGGGCCCGTTGCCCGGGGCTCCGTTGGCCGCACCTACCGAAGCGCTGGGCGGGGTGTTCTGCCCGCCCTTGAACAGGCGCGCGGAGAACCCAAGATCGCCGGGGCCGTAGCCCACCGAGTCGCGGTTGTAGAAGCTGCCATAGGCCAGGCGCCCTAGTCGGCCACCAGCGCAGCGCAGAATTTCGCTGTTGTCGGTGCCGTTGCGGAACACGATGTCGTGGCCCGGCTTGCCGTCGGTCTCCTTGCTGCCGGGCTCGCCGCCAATACCTGTGGGTGAACCCACACGCTCGGACTGCACCGTGATCTGAGTGACGGACACCGGGATGTCGACGCCGCGCTCCAGCCGTAGCGAGTTCCAGGAACCGCCGCCGCCCCCCTCGCCGGGCTTGTTCCAGCCGCCGTCACCGCCGCCGCCTCCACCACCGCCACCGCAGCCCGCCAGGTACAGCACGGTGCTGGCGCTGGGGATGTCGTAGACGGATAGGGGCAGGTTCGACCCGGTGGGTGAGTACTCGGTCCATTGATCTGCCAAGTTGGTCGACTCGCCCAGGGCGCCCCATACCGGCGTGAATTCCACGTGCCCGCCCACCAGGGTGGGCAGGGAGGTGTAGCCGGTGCCGCCGTCCTGGGTGAAGAACAGGGGGATGTTCTGCACGACTTCCAGCACGGTCGGCATGGCCGGTGTGGTGTAGAGGCCCTGCGGGTTGCCGACCTGCAGCACACCGATGAAGGCGGTGTGGCCCTTGGGTACCGTCAATCCCGGCGACGGAATTGTCAGAGCTTGCACGCGGCTGGTGCCCGATAGCCGTGCCTTGACGTTCCCGAGGTCGACGGCCTTCTGAATTTGCAGCGACTCATTGATCCGGTACACGCCCACGTAGCACTGCGTCATGCCATTGCCGGTGATGGCGAATTTCACGGTTCGATACGTGCGCTCGACACCCGGCGTGATGGGGATGAACACCAGCTTTTGGTCGGCCGGTACGAATGTCGACTGTGCATTGATGATGGGGAACGACACATCGTCGTTGATGCCTGTGGACATCCAGCGGGGGGTCAGTCGTGGCAGGTTCACAACGTCGGTGGCGTACACCGCGGCTGCGTACGCGTCATCGGCCTTTTTCTTGAGTGCAGCGGTCGCGGTGGATACATCGACAGGACCCCTGCCACTAGATCCGTCCCCAAATACCGCGTTCCAGAAGTTGTTCCACGTGTCCTTGAGGTCTTCTCCGATGTCGGTGCTGCCGATCGGGCTGTGCACCTTGGCCGGGGGCAGCTTCGGGATATTGCCCAACCCGAGTAGCCCGATGATTTCCTCGGCGGTGATCTTGCCGTCGGCGGTGATCGCGGCGAATCGCTGCTCGAAATCGGCGATGTCCGAATTGGCTTTGCCGCCAAGGGTGTCAAAGAACGATCTCCACTTGCCGAGCAGCGGCCCGAGGTTCGACATGACCGAGGTGACGTTAGAGAAGTGGATGCGGCCGGCGGTGGCGCCCTCGGTGACCACCAGGGTCACTGTCGCAGACTTGACCGATCCGTCGGTCGGCACCGTCCACGAGCCGCTCAAGCTGGCACGTATCCAGGACGAATCCGCGGCCACGGGCTGAATTTTCTTGATGACGATATCGGGGAGCTTGGCGCCATCGGAGGCAAACGGGGTGATGCACAACCGGATCGGATTGGACCCCGCTGCAGCCGAGACGCCTTGCCACATCGCCGATGCGGAGATGTCCACCGCCTGGCCGGCAGCTACGTTGAACGGGTCTTTGATGCTGATCGCATGCAGCTGGCCATCGGCGTTGAGGTAGATCGACTTGCCCGACAGGTGCCCGTTCTGGGCGGCGTCGAATCGCCAGTACGGGTTGTCCTCGACCATCTTCGGGTCGGTGAATCCGCCAGCGCCGCCCAGTAGGTCGTGGGCCACATCAGCCACCCACGACGCCGGTATAACGCCCTTGAGGAATTGGCCCGCCACCTTGGCGATAGCGGTCAGGATCGATTCGGGGTGGGCCAGATCGATGCCCGCCAGGGCGTTGCGGATACCGAGCGCCCATGTCCCTAAATCATTTTCGTCGCCGTCCTCGATCCCGGTCAGCAGCTCGACCAGATCGCCGAGACCAGGTTTGTCTTTGGCCCACTCGCGCAGCTGATCAAACGAACCCACGCCGGGAATGAGGTGCCCCATGACCGCGAGCACCACGCGACCGAGGAACTGCTCAATGAACCCCTTGCCGAACTCCTGGAGCTGTTGGGCTGTGAACGGCCTCGTGAGACCGCCGCCCTGCTCGCGGTGCACCGGGGCCGAGGGGACATCCCTTGCCCAATCGGGGATCTCGGGCTGGTTGTCGGTCACAGCGGCCAGGCCTCGATGTTGAAGTGCGACATCGCGGCGGTGGCGGTGTACGTCGATGTGCCGGTTTGGCGCTCGCACCGGATGTGCACGGTGGCCGAGGTGCCAGCGGGGATGGTGTCGTAGTCGTCGGTGGTGCTGCCGGGGCCGATGGGCTTGCCCGGTGAGAACGCCAGCCGATCAGTCTGGGCGATGCCCACGCAGCGGCCCACGATGTTGCCGTTGGCTTCGCCGTTGAGCCGGGCCAGCAGATTCACGCGCACGTCGGCCGCTTCGCCGGTAACGACTGTTTGGCCTTGTGCGCGGATGCGCCGAGGCCACGGGCGGGGAGGGATGTCGATCGCGGCCATAGTCCCGTTCGCGTTGCCCGTACCGATGTTCTTGATTTCGCCCGGGTAGAACACCTCGGCAACCTTTTGCGGCACAAGCTCAAAACCGAGTAGGTCGGTTTTGACGGCCGGAATCCACCCCGCCTTGGGATTGGTCGACAGGTCCAGCGGATTCCAGCGCGTCGCACCGTCTTTGCCGGTCTTGCCGGTGTGTAGCGCCAGGTGCATCTTCCACCTGCCGGGCGTGGTATCCGTTGGGGGAGTGATGAGTTCGAAAAATGCTGAATCGGGTGTCGTATCTTCGGGGGCCAGTGGTGTCAGGTCGATCTTCTCGTCGAACTCGGCATGCTTTCCGGGCGGGCCCTGCTCGACCCCGGACACCCCTCCCATGATTCCGCCGTCTTCGCGCAGCAGCACGTGCGCCACCCCGGTGCCGTCGACCGGGACCAGGGTGTAGCCCTGTCCCTGGTAGTAGCGTGCGCCGTTGAAATCGACGATAGGCCAAGCCATGTGGGTTACCTCCGGTTAGGACTGGGGGGCCAGTGTGATGACGTTGATGGCTTCGAATGCGCCAGTGATGAAGCGTTGAATCCTGCCGAGCGGGGCCTCGTCGCGGCGGCCGTCACCGAGCTGCACCAGGGTGGTCTGCTCGGTGGGGGTGATGCGCCACATGGTGTTTTCGATGTAGTCGGTGATCATCTTGGTTCGGCGGTGATACACCAGCGACATCAAGCCGCCCTCGAAAATGTCTCGGCCCAAGGCATATTGGTCACCGTTGCGGAAAGTGACCTGCGCCGTGGTAGTGCCTTGGGCATCGAAAATCGCGTTGATGAACGCGAACATGGTTTCGATGTTGTACGGGGCGCTGGCGGTCGGGTAGAACCGCTCGATGGCCGGATGAAAGGGGCCCACCTCGTCGCGGACCTGGTACACCTGGACCATCTGGAACGCCAGGAAGCTGTTGTTCAGGAATCCCGAGAGCAGATCTGACGGGATGCCGGAGAACCCGACCACGATCATCAACGAATCGATCAACCACGCAAACGTGGCATTCATAAGATCGTTCAACCACTTTGGAGAACGGCCGCCGATGATGTGTTGCCAGCCCTCGGGGGTGTGGTCGGCGATTTCACAGCTGATGATGTTGGAGTCCTCGCCCTCTTCGGGGGCCACGACGTAGGCGTAGGGCTGCTCGAAATCGACACCGAGCTTGGGGGCGTAGAACACCCCGTTCATACCGGGTACCTGCGCGATGACCGGCTTGAAGATGTCGCCGAGTGATCCGCCGAGGTCGATCACCGTCTTGATCACCGAATCGGCAACGGTTTTGGTGGGTCCCGAGATTTGCTGGCGGTCCCGGGTCGAAAAGACGTACGTGGGCGAATCGAGGTTGGCCCACTTGTCCGGTTGCGGGTCGCCGGGCCGCCACAGGTCCATGCGGGTGTCCACACCGTAGGCGCGGGTGACATCCTTGATGACCGTTCCGCAGGTTTCCATGCGAACGGTCTTGGCGCACATGGGCGATGTGTCCAGGAACGGGTTGGTGCGCTGCACATAGGTGGGGGTGCGCAGCATCTTGCCGAAGGTCTGCACCGAGAGCTTGTCGCGCTTGAGGGCCTGCAGGATCGTGCCCATCCATGCCCGGATGTCGGCGTTGAGTGACAGGCCGTTGTTGACGAACTCCAGCCACCCGGACTGGATACGCAACGCGCACTCGGCGACCATGTTCTCCACACAGGTCTGTAGCGCCCAGATGAAGATGGCGTGCGAAATGGGCTGGGCGGCAAGGGGAAGCCACCACGTCGGCCAGATCACGTAGTAGTTCAGGATGTCCCAAATGCCGCGCATCTCGACATTGCCTGTCCACGCGCCCTTTTCGTAGCGGTAGCGGTGAACCTTGGTGTAGAAGTTCTGTCGGCTGCCGGCGGTCTCCATCTCGACCCCGACCAGGGTGTTGCGGCAGTCCATGAACATCTGGATCAGTGGCGAGCTGCCCTTGAGCATCAGCTTTCCGGTGGGGCAGTCGTTGCGCGGCCGGGCGCCCGAACCCTCCATAAGGTCCGAGCCCACCGAGGCCATCGGGGTCCACATCTTGTCGCAGACGGTGAACCGATAGCTGGTGTCGACCTTCGAGTTTTTCTCGGTCAGGGTGCGGGCGGTGGTGGCGATCCGCGCGATATCGCCCGAGCGCTTGGCCGCCTCCCAGCGCTGCTCATCGGATATGGGCATCACGAGATGGCCCCTGGATCGCAGGGGCGCAACGCATTGCGCATTAGAGCGGGTATCTCCGTCGCGGCGTGCCCGAGGCGATGATCTTGGAGTCGGCGTTGCCGCCCTCGATCGAGACCTTCACGAAATACGGCTGCGCGGGATTGCCCGGCGATTTCGGTGGTATCGCCGCGTTCTTGGAAAAGCGGCCCTTGAGGTACTTGTACAGCGGGCCCTGCGGCGGGGTGATGCCGAACTGCGACTTGATCTGATCGGCGAACGCCGTACCGTTCATGCCCGCAAAGCTCATGAACTTCTCGACCGCCTCCTGGAACAAATCGAGTTCCTGGGGCGAGGGCGGCACCGAGGTCAGGTCTTGCACCAAGGTGGTGTGTACGCGCGGATCGGTGCGCAAAAACACCACCTGATTGGGTAGCAGCGGCCCGAATTCGACATATTCGTCCGAGCCGGGCCCGTCGTAGATTTTGGCCTTGGTGAACGGCCCGAACAGCACGTAGTCGTCGTACATGTCCTGATCACCGATGTTGATGCGCTTGAGGAACCCGGTTTGCGCCACGGCAGCGTTATCGCCCGCGGCCAGCTTGCGGATAGCGGACGGTGTTGCCTGGCTGATCACCGCGCCGGCGGCGAACATGCCGTTGCCGACGCCCCGATGCGCTGCCCCCAGAGGCGAGCCCGTGCCGGTTTCGGTGACCGACAAGATCTCCATGTCGTTGCGCAGCACGCGGAACGTGCGCGGGTGATCCTCGGTGCCGCACACCAGTGTGAACTTCTCGCCCGGCAGCGGCCCGATGGGGATGGCCAGCGGCCAGCTGCGCAAGGTGGTCTCAACGAAGTTGATCGTGTAGTACAGGCGCAGGTATCCGGCGCCGTACTCGACGAACACCCCGTCGCCCGCCCAGCTGCCGTCAGGATTGCGGTTCATGCGCGCGCCCAGGATGTTTCGGCCCGAGTCGGGCACCGACCACTCCTGAAATCCCCCGTGCACCTGGGAGACGACCTGGTTATCGGTATCGGTGGCGAAATCGGGCCAGGGCCCGTTGATGACCCGGCGCCACTGGGTGCCAAACCCGTGTTCGGGGTCGTCCCACCAACGCATTTGGTCGTTGTAGGAGGTGCAGAACCCGCCGCCGGGGCCGCTGTAGCGCTGCGGAACCGCGCCGAGATCCTTGGTTTGGCGATGATCGGTCGCGAAGGTGTCGGTCATCGCGTCGTAGGTGAACGCGAACGAGTCCGCGTGGTCGAACGACTTCCACGTGCCGGTGTCGGCCTGTAGCCGCAACGTCGCTTTCTGCGAGGTGCCCTTGCGCATAGCCGAAACCGGATCGGGTTGCCCGCCTTGGAACCAGCGCACGTCGGCCCACCAGTACCCGGCATCGTGATCGAAAAAGTCCAGCCGGGAACACTTGATGGCGTCCAGCGAATCGATCAGATGCCGATAGACCCGGCGCGTGCGCGCGGCATTGCGGCCCCGGCACTTGACCGTGAGCTTGACCTCGACCGGATCCAAAAACGCGTCGATATGGTGAACGCCATCCTCGGTCGCACCCTTCTGGGTGACGTGCTTCCATGGCGCGATGAGGCCTTCGAGGTCGATCAAATGCACGGCTTCTGGCGCCGTGTACGGGTCGGGAATCGCGTACCCGCCGATCATGAACATCTCGACCGACCCGTCAAAGGCGGTCAGGCGCATCATGGGCTTTTCGCCGTTGACGAGGTGATACCAGCCATGGGGTGTGACGGGGTTGGCCGGATAGCGGATCGTCACGGTCACATCCCCGGCCCGGAGTTGCGGGCCTGCTGATGAAACGCGATATCGCGGCCGGTGCCGTCCTCGGTGGCGCGGTTGTTGGTGATGTGGATGTTGGTGTCGCCCGCCTTGACGGGGCCGCCTTGGGCGTTCGGGTCGCCCTGATTCGGGTTCGGTGGCGCGGTCGCCTTGCCGGCCACGTTCGGGATCGCCGGGGCAGCACCAGCGACACCACCGAGGATCTTGGTCAGCCAGCTCTTGTTGGCCAGCTCCGAGCCCGCGGTCGGCAGCACCGTATCCACCGCGCCCTGCACCCCGATACCTGCAGCCTGCGCACCAAACTGAATCGCCCTGTTGGCCAGCTTGATCCCGGTCTGCGCCGCCTGCCCGGCACCGGGGGCGAAGATGTCGGCCGCCGAGGCGGCCATCCCGATCGCGGTATCGATGGTGCCGCCGGGAGTGATACCGACCCCGCCTGCACCCGAACCGGTCGCCGGTTCCACACCACCAATGCGCGTCGATGACGGGCTCCACGCCTGCGCAGGCCCGGTAGCCCCACCCCACCCGCCGCCAGCGGCCGGAATACCCGCTGTCAGTGCAGGATTGGTCAACGTCGGATCGCTCATGACCGGATCGGTACCGCCCAGGGACGGATTACCGGTGACCGCTACGCCAGGACCGGCCGTCTTGGGGTAGAGCGCCCGATAATCGACCATGGGCCCGATCGGCTGCGGCGACGGTGCGCTCGACGTGCCCGAACCAAGGGGCATGTAGTACTGCTTGGGGAACTGCTTATCGAGGGCGCCGGCCGCCGAGCCTCCCAGCATCGGGCCGTGTCCTCCACCAGATTCGAAATTCATGCCGTTGGGCAGCGTCGCGGCCATGTGGCCCTGCTGCCCCGGCAGGGGATTCACACCGACATTGAAGGCACCCGGCTGGTAGCCGGGCAGGAAACCGAGCTTGGCAGCGCTGGCATCGGTGGCGAACGCAGTGGTATCGAACAGCCGTGCCGGTGAGGACTTCCCGTCGCGCAGCACCTCCACCAAATCCGAGACGGCACCCGAGCAGTCGGCCAGCCCGTTCTGCAGATCAGATGCCGGAGCGTACTTTCCGCCTCGCGCGGCCAATGCATACATCGCGGCGAGGTTGGGATCTACACCCTGTTGCAGCGCCATTGGCCCGATGCCCGCCATGGCAGCGTCCTGGGCAACACCGGTGTACTGCGGCCCAAACACGCCCTGGGCGGCCAGGATGCCCATAGCGCCGTATCCGCCCTTGGACGGGTTGAGTTGGCTGACCGCGCCGAGCTGGCCAAGGATCGGGGCCGCCGCCATATTGGCCAGGAACTTGGTCAGATTCTCGGCCAGCCCCGGCAGGCCCTTGGAGATCCCGAAATCCTTGTCCAGTGCCGCGCCGATCTGGCCCATGCCGTCGGCGAGGCCCTGCGTAGAGCTCTCCAGTTTCTTCCACGTACCTTGCTGCGCCTCAGCCAGTTTCATCTGCGCCGAAACGTACGAGCGTTCGGCGTCGGCAACCTGGTTGCGCGCTCGCAGTAGTGCGTCCTGATCGGCGTTACCCTGCTGCTCCAGCCGGATCAACGCAATGCGGTCTTGCTCCAGAGAGTTCTTGGCCCGGATCGCCGACGACTCAGCGTCATACACCCGCATGGGGTCGACCTCGTAGCGACCGAGCCCGGGCCCGCCCTTGGGAGATGAGACCAGCATCCCGGGCGCTGCGGTGGGCGCCGTGGCCAATCCTGGCGGCATGGCGACGGGCTTTGACTCCACCGACCATAGACTCGGATCGATCGGGGCCTTGGTCTTGTCGCCTTTGTCAGCGGCCTCGATCTGCTTCTTGGCCTCGTCGAACGGCACTCCCGGGCCGGCTGGCGCCGGGCCTGCGGGCCCCTGCGGCTTGGGGGCCAGTGGTGAGTTGGCCGGTACCGGGACGCCGGGCGTGGGATTGATCAAGTTGCCCAGTCCGAGCCCCACGCCGTCGCCGATAGCGTTGGCGGTGCTGCCCGGTGCGGGGATGAAAGCGCCGGGCAGATTCGGGTCGAGCTGAACCGGGGTCGTCGGCGCGGTGATCTCATCGCCCGCGTTGTTTCGCCCGCCTCCCGACCCGCCGTAGACGGGGTGGGTTACCTGCTCGCCAATCCAGTTCGGGATGCTCTGACTGAAGAACTTCACGAATGAGGTGTTGGCGAGCCTCTTTTCGATCTTGTCTATCTCGTTGGAGATAGTGTCGCCCAGCTTGGTCCAACCGCTGGCGTGCTCCTGCAGGGTGTCAGTTGCCTTGTCGGTCTTGCCCTTGATGTCGTCGAACTGCTGTCCGGCCTTCTTGAGGTCCATGGCAGCGATGGCGGTGTTGGCTTCTTCCCATCGGGTTTTGAACAGCGCCAGCCCGATGTTCGTGCGCTGTTGCGGGTCCTCGATGGCCGCCATTGCGACCATGATGGCCTCGAAGGCCCTTTTGGCTTCGTCCCCGCCCGCGGCGAAAGACTTGCCCATCGCGTCGGAGTCGAATCCTAAGGCCTTGAACGCCGCACGCGTGCTGACCGAGCCGTCGTTGGCGCTGATGGCGAACTCGCGCAGTGAGTCTGCGGCCAGATCGGTGTTGCGGATGTTCGCCTCGTACATCTGGTTGATCAGGCCCAGTGCCTCGCCGCCGGTTAGTCCGAGGTTTTTGAAGTTGATGGCGTACTCGTTGAGCGTGTCCATCATGTCGCCGGTGAGATTGAGGCCCTTTTGCTGCGCGCCAAGGATCAGGTCGAAGGCATCGACATAGCTCTTAACCATGCCGCCTGAGACGAGACCGCGCGCTCCGAGTGCCAGTGAGCGGGCGTCTTCTCCGGTGAACGCCTGGACTGTCTGCATGCGTTCGACGAACTTCTGCGCGTCCTGCTCACTGGTGTTGGCGTTGATCAGCCGTGCCTGAAATCCCACGTCGAGCGTCGACAGATTCTCTTGCGCGGACTGTCCAAAACCCTTGGCCCATGCGCTACCTGCGGCGCTACTGAACCGGCCCATGGTGTCCTTGTCCACACCCATGCGAGTGCGGAACACATCCTCGACACGCAACTGGGCCATGCCGTCGGCGATGCCGCTGGCGATCCGGCTTCCGACAAGGACGCCGACTGCGGTCAAGCCCAACAGGGCCATTCCGATGGGACCGCCTGCGGTGCCGAGTCGGGCGATTGAGGCCGCGCTGCTCACGCCATGGGTGAATCCGCCCGAGAATCCGTCGGCCATGTCGCGGCCGAGCTGGGCGGCCTGGCCAGCCTGGGCGCGCATCCCGCCGATGAAGTTGGTGTTGTTGCGGCGGCCAGCTTCCTCTGCGGCTTCCTGGTATTCGCGATAGGCCTGCGTTGCATCACGGACGGCGCGTGATTCGGCACGGCGGGCGGTCTCTACTCTTTCGGCCTGGCGCACGATCCGGGCACCATCGGCATCGCTGTCGCGTAGGCGCTGCAGCTGCGCTTCTTCGGACTTGAGTCGACCAACGGCATCCGATGCCTTGTCGTAGGCATCAGAAGCCCTGTCGCCCATGCGCTTAAGCGACTTCTCGACTTCCTTGGAGCTGCCCGCCAGCGCGTTGGCGAACTCGCGACCGGCGTCTTTGCCCGCGTTGCCGAATGTGCGTGTGGCGTCGTCGGCAACGCGCTTCCACGACCGATGATCAGCGGCGGCCCCGATGGGTATCTGCACGGACATGGTTCACCTCCTGATCATTGGTCGCCAAACGCGTCTTCTAGCAGCTCTTCTCGCGCTGACTCGATGAATTCGTTTTCAGCGGAGTCAAGTTCGTGCTGTCTGCGAGATGCCAGCGGCGATGAGTACTTGGTGTACATGTATTCGTGCGGGGTGCCCGCGTACTTGCTGGCCCGGTATGCCGCAAGTTCGTTGTGTGTGTCGGCGATGATCTTCTGCATGACCGTCCAGTCGCCGTCGCGCCCAAACGGCGGCGGTGCATGGGTTTTGAACTCTGAGTGTTCGGGTAGCTGGTGGATCAGCGACAGTAGTTGGCGGCTGGAGAGCACCAGGGCGCCGCGCTCATCGCGGGTGCCCTGGTGCCAATCGGCGATGCGTACACCGCGAAAACGAAGGTCGGCCTCGATCGCATTGGGCCAGCGGCACCACAGCGCTACTGCCTCAATTACTTTTGGAGTCGATCTTTGTCCGCTCCTCCAGCTGGCGTTGCATCAGCTTCCAGTGCGTGTCGATCTGGCCGGGAACACCGCCCGCGGCGAGGAACTTGTCGTAGGTGTCCCTGCTGCCCATGAGTGCGATGCACAGGTGCTCGTCGGGGTCGTAGTCCTGGCCATTCTTGAGATACGGGTAGATGGTTCGCTCTATCTTCTTTCCCTCGACGAGCGGATGGTCGACCAGCTCGGTGTCAAGAGCATTCATCTCCCGCTGGTAGTCGCGGTACCGCTTGCGCTGCTCGGTATCGAGAAACGCGGGGTTGGGCAGCTCCCAAACTTCGCCGTTGCCGAGATCAAAGGGCACACCTGCCATGAATCCGAGGTAGTCGGCGGCCTGCTCGCGTGCCTTTCTGGGGTCGACGGGGTGTAGAACGTCGGTGGTGTCTTCGGTGCTCATGGTTGTTCCTTTCGGGCTGGTGGGCTTGGGGTTTCGGGCTGGAATGGGGGGGCTCACCTGGCGGGCGCAGCCCGACGCCCGCCAGGTGAGGGTTCATCAGGCGATGGTCGCGGCGGCGGACTTCGGGGTGTAGACCGAAGCGCCGTTGGTGCCGGTCACCTTCACGCGGAACTTGGTCGCACCGGCCGCCACGCCCTTGACCTTGACTGTGGTGTTGCCACCGGACGAGACCGCGGGCCCATCGAGCTCTGCGGGCAGCCAGGTGGTCCCGTCATCGACGGTGCTTTCGGCGGCGAAGGTGAACGGATCACCGGCGCCCGTGGGGTCGGCTAATACGATCGCGGCCTTACCGGCGGCACCGGGGGTGACCGTCGGCGGGGTGTTCGACACCTTGGGGGAGCCCTGAATCGTGGTCCAGCCCTTGCCGCCGACCCATTCGCCATCCAGGCCGGGAATCAGGATGCCCGGGTTGCGCGGATCGGGGATCAGGAAGAACGGGTCAGGTTCGAGCGAAAACTCCAACTCGGCGGCGTCGGCGTCTTCCTTGTCCATCTTGGCCGCGCCGATCTTGGTCAGCTTGCACAGCGGGATGGGCTCGACGGTGTACAGCTTGCCGCCGGCCCGGGACCGTGCGCGCACCAAAAGGAGCTGGCGGGGAACGAAATCGGCCTCCAGCGGGGTGCCGACGAAAAAGTCCTTCTGACCGGCGTCCTCGACCAGCAGGTTGCCGTCCTCGTCCTGTAGCGGCAGGTTGTTGCGCACTCGCTTGACCAACGGCTTGAGCGATTCGATCGGGGTGAACTTCACCGTCTTGCCGATCTTGGTGATGTCGTTCTCGATCGGGTAATTCGACTGCAAGATCTCCAGCGGACTGACGTCGACGTTCGGTTCGCGCTCGGGGCCACCGGTCTTGGTGTTGGCACCCATGAACAGCCAGCCCTGGTTGGCCTCGGGGTTGGTGCGCCATTCGCCGCCGATCTTGCGCTGCGCGAACAGATCCGGGCGTAGCTTGCCGTCCCCGGTGAGCGGGTTGAACACGTGCGGGCTGATATCGGTCGCGGCGCCGCGGTAGTCGCGGATCAGCACGGCCACCAGTGGGCCACGAATGGCGAACCGGTTATCAACGTCGTTGAATCCGCCGTCGCTCCAGTCAACGCCGGTGGTGGGTTGCGTCATGTGACGCTCCTTTCATGGGTGAGGAACCGGAAAGGGGAACAGATTCCGGCGATTTGGTGCGGCACAGCGCCGCGACGCGATCGAGGGACCGCGACGTTTAGATGAAGGACAAGCCGAGTTCGCAGATCGCCTTGAGGCGAAAGGCGTTGTCGGCCTTGTATTCGCGCAGCGTGGAGAGCTGCTGAAAGTCGATGTAGTCGATGTTGGCGGGCGTGCCGTCGGGCATGGGCACATCGACGATCTCGCTGCCGAGCAGCATGATCCGCCGATCGGTCTTGATGCCCTCACGCTGCGCCTCGGTGATCGTCTTGCCGAAGGTGTGGATCGACAGGACAGCGGTGCAGTAGAACAGGTTCGCGTCGTAGGTGCCGTCAATCATGTTGACCTGGCGGAACGGCAGCGGATCGTCGGGCTTGCGTTCGATGTCGCAGGGGCCCAGCGGTGCCAGGTGGGCGAGCATCATCACGATCGCGTTGGGGGGCATCTGCTCATGCAGCGCGACGGTCATCAGTCGGGCCTGTTGATGACATCGGCGGCGGTGCCGCCGAACGCGATGGCGGTGCGGGCCGCGACGGCGAACTCCGGTGTCGGGCTGGTGCCCCCGGTGCCGTCCTCGATCCAGTGGGCTTTGAAGTTGTCGTTGATGACCTTGGTGTCATCGTCACGGCCCTTGCCCTGCTGCACTTTCCACGCCGCGCCGTAGTCGCCGTGATCGACCGGCGAGATGGACTTGGCGTGTGCGGCCATCTCCTTTCCGACGCGCGCCTTCTCGGCTTTGGCTTGCGCCGAGGTGTGGATCGCCTTGTCGATCTCGGACTGCGGCACACTCAACGCGACCAGCGGGTTGGGTCTGCGGTCTGCGGCCATCAGCCGACCCTGCGCTGGCAGATACAGAACACATGATCTTCGCGGCCGTCGAGGTCGAATTCGAGCACCGCGTCACCGACCATGCTGTGATCGCAGCCCAGGTGGCGAATCCGGTGCGCCGATCGGATGTCGGCGACCGCGACGGGCGCGGCGGCACCGATGCCGTCAACGGCGGGGATATGTCCATCGATGACCGGCAGGAACGCCCACGATTGCTCAGTGGTTGTGGTGGTGATCCCCTGGTTGTCCTCGGCCGTCGACTGCACCTCGAACAGGCAGTTATCGACCCACACAACGCGTTCGGTGACTTGCGGCTTGCGGTACTCGTCCAAGATCGGGTCGCCCTGCCCGTCGAGCACCGGCACATCCCACACGATCGCGAGCCGCTGCCCGCCCAGGGTGTCCATCAGTAGTCACCCCTGGGGAAGTGGCCGCGCGCCTTGGCCTGTAGCGCCAGGCCGAGCATGCGGTAGTGACGGCGTCCGATGAACTTCTCGACGGCTTCACGATCGATCGCAGCCTGTTTGGTGCGATGACCCACCGTCTTGGTGAACGATGAGACCGGGCCAAACTCGCCATACATCAGTGCGTCCCGGGTGACCTCGAATGTGACCACCTTGGCTGCCGGATCATCGTCGGCGATGGCCGGTTTCTTGTCGCGTATCCAATCGGAGACGACCGTCAGTAGAGGCGCCGCCACCAGTTTCTCAGCTGCCGACAGCGGCCGATACATGGCGGCGAACGCCTCTACGTCAAGGAAGTCGGTCACGAAACTAGTCCGTAGCCTCGATCAGCGCCCACAGGTCGTCCTTCTCCTGTGCCTCCAGCTCGTCACGGTCATACGTGCCGTTGGCCATCAGCCAGTCGACCAGGACGGGCTTGGTCGCGGCCTTGAGCGGCTTCTTACGGGGCGCATCACCCTCGGCACCGGTGGCCTGGCTCGAATTACCGGAACCGCCTGCGGTGGAGCCGGGATCGCCATCCCCACCGTCGCCGCTGTCGGTGTCGCCGTCATCGGTGGCATCCGCCTCGACCGCACCACTGTCGTCATCGGTCGATTCGGCCGGCAGCCGGGCGCCGAGTGCACCGACGGCGAGGCCGCGCTCGACCTCTTCGTCGGTGAGCGTGACGAGCTCGCCGAAAAACGCGCGCCGCCGAGTGCCTGCGGGAGTGAGGTATTCCCATGTCGCCGCAGTCACCCGATGTTCTGTGACCTCGGGCATTACGGGGCGCCCTTCAATCCGGTCACCTTCTTGACCGCGTACGGGTCAGTGACGCCCATGATGGGCAGCACCGAAGACTGGACCCAGTTCTGCTTGGTCTTGGGCTCGCGCCAGGTCTCGGTCGAGAGCATCTGTTCGTAGTCCAGGAACCCGACACCGCCGCGCACACCCGCGTAGGCGCTGCCGTTGGCGACGCGGTTGGACCGGAACATCGAAATATCGGCGTCGGCCAAGATCTGCGGCAAGTCCGGTCCGTAGGCGATGCGCAGGTCCGCGTACTGCACGGGGTTGACGACCCACACGTTGTAGACGTAGCCCAATTCCTCGACATCGGCGGCCAGCTGTGCGGCGATGATGTCGGCGAATGGCCGCGCGTTGTTCGGCGTGGGGTTGTTGCCGGTCAGGGTAACGTTGCCCCAGTCGTGACCGGGGATGACACCCGCGCCGCCGAGACTGGCGATAACGGCCTCCAGCACAGCCACGGTGCGCTGATTGATCTTGCGCACCAGCGTGTTCGCCAGCTGTGTGGTCAGGCTGTCCATCTGGGCGCGGTCGTTGCGCCGGATCGCCTCATCGGACATCCAGAACTTGCCACCCCAGTCCTCGGACTTGGCGACCTCGGGCTGGGTGCGCTCACCCTGCACGATCGTGTACTCATCGGACGGGCCGCGCTGTTCCACGTCGTTCTTGGTGTACAGCTCGTTGATGCGGATCACGTCGTAGATGATCGCCCCGGCGGTGGTGCTCGCCCCCGAGGACGAAAACAGTTCCGGGGTAATGAACTTCTGCAGCGTCAGGTCCGAGAGCCGCTTGGTGATCCGGCCGGGCTGCTTATATGCCAGGTCGACCGAGATCTTGTTGTCATTGATGACCGGCGCACCCAGCGGGTACGCGACGGGAGATGTTGTCATGGTGGGTAGCCCTTTCCTAGTAGAGGCTGATCTCGGCGTCGGCGCCATCGGTGGCCGCGGACAGTGCGTAGCCAACGGCGACGCCGCTGGCGAACTTCTTGGCCTTGCCGGCCGTGCCGACCTCGACCTCATCGAATGCGGCAAGCGCGCCGTCGGCGGTCACGTAGGTGACACGCGAATTGCCCCGCGCCACACCAACAATGTCGCCGCTGGCCGCGTCGTACTTGGAGACGCCGCACACCCGGCCCGCCGCATCAGCAGGGGCGACGGCGATGTTGCCGGTGGCGGTGCGGTTGCCGCTGATCTTGAGGAACCGCTTACCGGTGACGGCAGCTGTGGCGCGGCCGGTGATGTCGCGGCCGGGCTCGTAGACGCCCACGTTCTCGTTGGTCATGATCTATTCCTTCCCTTCCGAACTCGGCGCGGTGGGCGCGGAGTCAAACCAGCTCAGGTCATTGGGCACCGGACCGTCTGCGGGCTGCGTGGAATGTCCCGTCTCGGCGAGAGGGACCACCCCGGGTGCCAGCGCGGCCAGCACGGCGGTGTGGCCCTCGCGGTCGGCGGCGAGCGCCTGCAAGTGGTGCTCGCGACGCGCCGGGGCGACCTTGCCATCAGCGATGGCCTGATCGACCACACGCTCGTCACCCTCGCGCAACTGCTGTGCGCGCGCCTCGGCGCCCGCCTGCGCGGCCGCGACGGTGGCCTCGTACTGGGCTCGCTCGACGACCCTCATACCGGCCTTGGCGAGCACCGCCGTTGCCTGCTCCAAAGTCGGTGCAGCGGGCGGGGTTTCGTCACTCTCCTGGCCGTCGTCAGCACGCTCTTCGAGCGCTTCGGCGGCAGCAGACAAAATGGTCTCGTCGTCGGCGTCGGCATCGATACCGAGCAGCTTGGCGAGGCCCTCATTCAGGGTTGCCACAATGGGCTCCTTTCCTCTGTTGACCTCGCCCTTCTCGGGCCGAGGGGTCTTGTTGTGCACCAGCGGAATTCGTGGCGCAGGCGCGGACTGGCGTCCGGCATAGCGGAACGCCGACAGATCGAACACCGATGCACGCGCGGCGGCGGACTTGGAGTCAGGCTCGGGTAGCTCGACGACACGATCGGCCAAACCGGCCTCGACCGCTTCGTCGGCGAGCAGCCAGGTTTCCTCAGCCATCACGTCGAGCCAGTCCTCGACGGTGCCCCCTGCCCGGTCGGCGTAGATCTGCGCAATGTTGCTGTTGTGCTGAGCCAGTCGCGCCGCGCTCTTCTCCATATCGCGGGCATCTCCGACACACACCGCCCACGCGTTATGCACCATCATCTGGCTGTTGCGGTTCATCACGATCTCATCGCCCGCCATCGCGATCACCGACGCGATCGACGCCGCAAGGCTGTCGACCACGACGGTCACCGTGGCGGGATGATCACGTAGCGCGTTGAGAATGGCGATGCCGTCGAACACCGACCCGCCGGGACTGTTGATGCGCACCGTGATGGCGTCGTTGTCGATGGCCTTCAGATCGCGGGCGAACTGTTCGGCGGAAATGCCGTACCACGAATCGATTTCGTCATAGATCAGCAACTCAGCGGGACCATCATCGGTCTTGGTGGCGTTGCGGATGCTGTACCACGGGGGACGTTGGCCCGCCGTGAGATTCTTGGTCACCACAGCGTCGGGTCTCCGTTCCTCGTGGCCGTGCTGGCGCCACCGGGGCGCGCTCGAGTATGGGTGCGCACACGCACCGGCCCTCCGCTATTGCGGGGCGCGGCGGCGGATTCGTCGGCGGGCTCCGGTTCGGCCTCGGGTGCGTTGGGGTCGGGACCGGGTAGGCCAGTGGCCGAGCGGATGAAGGCCTCAAGACGGGCGTCGGGTGTCAACAGTCCTGCGTTGACCAGCATTTGCAGTGCCGCGGCGGTAGCGTCCTGGCGCGAACCGATCTCATCGAACACCAGCAGCGGCGCCGGTTCGTCCTCGCCGAAATTGAGGTCGACCAGATCCTCGACGACATGCGCCTGTGCGGTGTTGCGGATGTCTTCGGCGACCGTCTGGACCGACTGCACGAACGTATCGGCCTGCACACTGGCCAGCGCGTACGAGCCGCCCTTACCGTCCAGATTCAGGAAGTGCGCCAACGCAACCAGCGCCATTTGGTGGTCGTGGTATTCGATCGCACGGCGCGGGTCTATTGGGGTTCCCGATGGTGAGGCGATCGCGAAGTCCTCGCCCTCGGTGATGGCAAGGCCAGCCGTTTCACCGCCTCGGAACGCCGACGCGATGGCCAGCAGCTCGTCCATCCGGTCCGGGTCCTCGGAGTCGGTCGCGTTGCCCTTCATGACCGGGACGCCGATGCCATGGCGGCGTGCTGCGGCGGCCTCGATGCGCATCAGCTCGTCTTTGAGCTTCCAGTGCTTGTAGGCGGGCCGTAGCAGGCTGTTGCCGATCCACACCCCCGGGTCGGGTTCGTGCGCGTACACGACCAGCCGGTTGATGGGAATGATCGAATCCATTGACCCGCCAGCTGGTATCGCCACTCCGCTCGATGTCATGGTGAACCCGCTGGAGGGGTGTTGTTCGATCGAGGCCAGGCCGCCGTCGCGGTCGACGTTCCACTTGGCGATGGTCACTTGGGGACGTGGGGCGAGCTTGCGCAGTACGGCGCGGATGTTGGCGCCTTCGCCTTCGAGGCGGTAGACCTGCTCAAATACCGAGTGCCCGTACCGTAATGCCATGAGGGCCTGCTGCAGGTGCTTATCCCAGGAGAACCGGCCACGGGTCCGCGCCTGGGGTTCGTCCTCGTCGGCGGCGCCCTCGATGGGCAGACCCAGATTACGGGCGATGAACTCGGTGACCTCATCGCTGGCGCCGTTCTGGCGGATACGCCACGCGGTGCGCCGGATCGGCAGCCCAATTGCCCGCAGCACCGATGAGATTCGGGCGTCCTCGCGGACCATGCGCGTGTAGGTCCACACCGACAGCGGCCAAATCAGGTCGGCGGTCTGCTCGAACTGATCGATAGGTCCACCCCACCCGGTCGCGCCGGCCGAGCTGAGCACGTACCCCTGTTCGGTACGCGGGGCGGCGGTCTTCTTCGGTGCCTGCTGATCGGCCATGCTCGCCCCCTTTCTCAGAATGCGGCGCTCATCGCGTCGAAATCGGCGCTATGCCGGTGTGATTGGTGCTCTCGTGCGGCCCCGGTGCGGGGGCTGACGGTCTTGGCGGGCGCCTTGACGCCGAACTTCAGTAGTGCCCAGTGCGCCATCGAGACGCACACCAGCGGCGTTCCAGCGCCCGTGTAGTCCTCTGCCCAGATGAAGTCGCCTTGTGGCAGCTCTTGCATGGTCGCGCTGACCACCGAGTCATTCAGGACTGGCTGATCACTGTGGGACAGCTTGCCCGCCAACGCATCATCGAGCAGCCCGCCGCAGGCGAGGGCAATCTCGGGGGTGCCGATCATGTTGGGCTCGATGCCAGCGGCCGTCAGTAGCGGTTCCAGGACGTTGGCGGTGTTCTTCCGGTCGATCACCAAGGCGATGGGGTTCCACTCGGTCACCTTGGCGATCAGGTACTTGGCGATCTCGGTGTGCGAGCCGTTGCGCAGCGGACCTACCTCAATGTGGCTGCGGCCGTCAGTGGCCCACTGCGCGGCGGTGATCGACCACGCGTCACGGTTGCGTGCTCGGCGCACCGCGATCACGCGCGAGCCGATGAGCTTGGCGTCGGGATTGGCCATATCGCCCCATATCGCCTCGGGAATCGGCGAGCTGATCTCTTCCTCGTCGGGCGGGTAGTCACCCCAGCCGAGATAGTCAGCGTCGAAGATCGCGCGCTGCTCCAGGGTTTTGGCCTTCTGCAGCTTGGAGCGGATCTCGCGCTCGTTGGTCGCCACGCCGTAGGACGGCTGGGCCGCTTCCCAGGTGTCCGGTTCGTTGCGCGGCATGTCTCGGGGCGCGGCGTACAGCGCGTAGTACAGGTCCGGGGCCTGCTGGTGCCCGAGGCGGTGCATGCCGGTCAACGTGTGGCACTTCGGGTGAATGCTGGCTACCGGTGAAGTCGAGATGTACACCGTCTGTGGGTTTTTGGCCGCAGACTGGGCGCCGGTGAGGTTCTGTTCTTCGCCGGGGTCGATGTCGTAGGCCTCATCGACGATCAAGAGGTCGATCTCGGTGTATCCGCGGCCGAAGTCTTGCGAGCGGGGACCGAACTCGGCCTCGCAAACGATCTGGCCGGTGTTCGGATCGCGCAGCTTGATCACGCCACGGTTCCCGGCCTTGGAGGGCTTCTCGGCCAGCCTCTCCCGCAGCCACGGCACGCGATCGATCACGGCCCACACACGCTTGAACACGTCGTACGCCGTCGACCAGCGCTGTGCGGTGTAGATGATGCGCGCCGAGCGCAGCACGTACATGTGGAACAAGATCAGCAGCACGATCAGCAGCGTCTTGCCTTGCTGGCGTGTGCATTCGATACACACGTCGCGGTGGGTCCAGAGCCGGATAGGTGGCCGTCCCTCGCGGGCGGCGTCCTCGATCTCTTCGGCGGTAGCGTCCTGCACCGACAAGATGCCCTGGAGCGAGCGCCATTGCCACGGCATGGTGCGCAGCCCGATGTCGAACCCGAACCGGCCACACCGGTCTGCCTGCGCCGACTCGTCGCCGGGGTGCCGCGACTCGAATTCCGGTGTCTGGCGGCCCTTGAGGCGTGGCCAGGACCCGACCCAAGCCGGAAGACCCGTCTTAGTACTTTTCGAGCGGGCTTGCGCCATTGGGCTTGCTCGGTGCCTTGCCGCGCCGGGCGTGAACCGCCGCGATGAGCTTGCGCAGCTGCTCGGACTGGGCGCGCTGCTGGATCAGCACGTTGTTCACGACGACCTCCGTCGTCTCGGTGCCGATCTTGACCTGTAGCCAGGTCTCCCGGTCGCCATTGAGTAGTGCGTTCATGCGGGCGAGGTAGTCGGCGGCGTGCCCAGCCTGCTCGATGAGAATGCGCAGCGAGAAGGGGTCGCCCGGTTCGGACAGATCGTCGATGAGCTTCTGACCCGGGGTCTTGCTGGCTGTTTGCTTCCGGGCGGCACGCTTAACTGGGGTATTATCTGGCTTTGCTGCCTGGTTTGCCGGTTTGCGGGTGGACATTGCTATCCGTCCGCATTCCCGGTTGAAAATAAAAAAGAGACTGGCGCCCCGGGGGTCACGAGGCCACCCCACCCGAATAATTTCAGGGGGAGGGGCTTTGACCTGCGGTTATGACACTTTCGGACGTGTGCATCGGTGCTGGTCAGGGGCTTTTCAGCCCATCGGCTGGCGATCACCACGACATCACACCTCCCTCGTGTTTGCTGGCGGTGCCCGCATGTTTGCTGTGCGACTGGTCGGCGTACCACCGCTTTGCTGCCTGCGCCATGCGCCACGGTCGTTCGGCTTTGCATCGAGCCATGACCACGCTCTGACCAGGATCGATCGTGATGACCTGCGCGCCAGCGGATCGGTAGCGCGCGAGCAGGCCCTCGCCGGGCATGGAGTGGATCAGGTACACATCGCACTGGACCGCGAACGTCAGCGCCGTATCGATCGCGGCCAGCCGTGCAGCCTTGGTGACCGAGCGGATGTGCTGCGGCGGGTCATGCGGGTCTCCACCCGCGGGCGTGAGCACCGAAGCGATGGCGTCGTAGTCGATCGTGATGTCGCCATGCTTGGCGTGCTGTCGTACCCATGTGGACTTGCCGGCCGCAGGCGGGCCGGTCACCAGGTAGAGCACCGTGCGCCCTTGTTCATGTTGCATTTGAGATGAGCGCATTGGACGTTGGTCGTTAGATGATCGCCGCCGAGTGACATCGGCACCACGTGGTCAAGGCTGGCGCTCATCCGATGGGGGTATGTCAGCCGCGGATCGACCGGTTGGCCGCAGATGCCGCACTGCCAGTGGTCGCGCTCGTAGATCGAGCGGGGGTTGATGTACTCGTACTGAACGCCGTACTTGCGGGCTCGCTTTCGGTGTCCCTTGTGATGCCAGCGGTGCGCGTCGCACAGCGTGCGCCGGCCAGCGAACGACTGGCCACATACCTCGCATGTTGAGGTGATCGCTGCAGGCTTCGTTTTGGCAACCGGGTTGGTGCGGACCTTGACGCGGTGTCGCACTTGGTAATACCGATTCAGCGCGCGTTGATCATCGCCAGTGCAGCCATCCTGTGCGCGCTGTATACGCCGACATGATTGGCACGTGATCTCGGTGCGAGAGTTGCGGCTAACGATGCGCAGTTGACCGCACTGGGAGCATGGCTGGCTGGCCACTATCACCCCCAGAAATGCAGGAAGCCCCACAACCTTGGGGATGTGGGGCAGCTGTACAACCCGGCGATTGGCCGCGGTCAGCTCGATACGTGTTCACCAGTCCATAGCTAGGCGCTCAGACCGGAAGTGGGTCTGGTTCGGTTGGCCGGTCAGTGCGGGGCGCTTGTGGTCCCTACTGCCGTCGCCCCGTTGTCCGTTGCAGGTGGAATGCAGAAGTCGGTCGGCTCTGGTGCCGCCCATCGCGCGGGCGAGGGAATGATCGGCGGCCAACGCCCTTGCATCCCAATTACGTTCAGCCGCTTTGAACATCGGACGGTTGCACCACCAGCACAGATCGCCGTCGGTGTGGCAACGAATCAATCGCTCGCGATGCTGGCGGTGCGTCCAGCCCAGACCGCGATCGGTGGTGCTGGCCTTACGGCCTGGCCTCGGCGACATAGGGCTCATCCATGATCGGCGCATCCGACGAAAACCCCTGGCGGCCAGCGCTTGTATCGACCTCGGCGTGCGCTGGTGGTGCCGTAGGTGCTGGCGCGACCTTGACGGGTGCGACGGATGGCTCGCTGCCGTCCTGCTCCACATCCAGCGTCCAGCCGTTGGCGCGGGTAGTGATGGTCATCGTGGTATCCCCAATGGGCTGGCCCAGCTCGGCCAGCGTGCCCGCCTGCGCGAGAGTGACCATCACAGCCAGACCCCAACCCTGCCCGCCGGATTGGCGCTTAAGGTCGGGGATATCCGGCGGCGTGGAACGCCACTTACCCGGGTCGGTGTCCATGAGGACCTTGCCGTCGACGCTGATCTTGATATTGCTCATTGGGCTAGGAACTTTCGTAGTTGGCGGGCATCGATCGTCACGTCATCGGTCTTGCCGACCGTCAGCACCAACAAGGGCGTGGCGCGCTGGTAGTCGGTGCGGTCGTACAGCGTGACGATTCGGGTGCCGTCCGGCGCTTCTGCTGCGTCCCGGCGCAGCTGTGCCGCATCGGCTTTGGTGAGTACATCGAATTCGCCATCGATGACCGACTCAATCGCCTCGGCCCACAGTTTCGCGGCCTGGCCGATCATTTCCTGCGCTTGAGCCTCCGGCATTCCTGTAGCGCGGAAGCCGGGAATCGGGATCGCCCGCGGGCCCGACTTCTCGTCGCCGGGATGCGGCAGAGCGCCCGAAGCGAACGTGCGGGTGAGTAGTTCAATGAGCGCGGTGGTGCTGGGCATAGTGCGGCCTCTCGCTGGCTAGGCCATCCCACCGTAATTAGCCTGGTGGAAAGGGCTTTACGGTCCCGTGGGTATGAAGCCCGGGCCCCAGATCTTCGATTTCGTTCGAACGAGTTTGATGAGGCTATTGATTGGAAACCCAATCGCGTAGCCATAGCCACCGTCGCGTCTTTCGGTGTATCCGATATTGAGCCCCAACAGCTTTGGGCCGCCGTCATTGCCTGTTCCCACCCACGCTGAGCCGCTGTCTCCCTCGATGCCCACCAGGGTTGATTCCATCCGTGACATCCGTGGGTAATCCGCGTCGGTGCTGATCATGGTGATCGATCCCTGGGTCTTCTGTGTCCGAGCACCGAACTTCTCGACAAAATCGCCCTTGGTCGGGTTTCCGTATGTCGTGAAGTAATGGTCGGAGATGTAGGCATTCTTGTAGAGCTGGATAACGGCCACCCCGAAGAGCCCGCTCGGCAGGTCGTCAGGCATTAGATAGACGACCTCGCCGATAATCTCGCGGTCCGCCGTTGACACCTTTTGATCAACGCCGTCTGCACAGTGCCCCGCGGTGACCGCGAGTCGATCATGGTCGTTGTTGGTTGCGAAGAAGCCTAGTGAGCAGGATCCGCCACCAGCGAAGTACAACTTTGTACCTGGCACCAGGCCCACTCGCGCGTGAGCAAGTGGCGGCACGGCCAGCGTGAGCGCACACGTCATAGCAACCACAACGGACAACCGAAAAACGCTCAATCTCCGGCTCTTTCCTCGATCTCACAGTTTGGCTTGGCGTCTGACTGATTAGGACGGCTTTTGTGTGAGTCGCATGGTCCGGCCGAGCTGGACGATTAGATCCTTGCTGATTTCTGGGTACTGGGCGTTGCCGCGGGCAAACAGCAGTACGCGCGCTTCTTTGATTCCAACTACCGCTACGATCGCGGTCGTGGTCTGGCCCTGACCATCGGTAACCTCTACACGTTCCAGATCGCCTGGCAGGTTCGGTCCCACCCAGTAGGTGGGTTCGCATTTGGCCTCGACAGCGCCCAGAGAATTGATGAACTGCTGAGTCAGCACTTGAGCGACTGCCATATTGCTCGCAGACTTAGGCAACGACCCCATCGAATAGATGGTGTTGTTGATAGGCGCGATATCGACGATGCCGACTCGCTGCTGGTCCTCGTTCGGGGACAGGTTTTGTTCGGCGGTGACCTCTGACGGCCATCGATTGCTTACGACGCCGACATTTAGGCCTTGGGGGATGGTGAACTCGATGGGCATCCCAGGGATCTCGGCTGGGCCAGTGTTAGACGTAGGGTTCGGGCCCCGGTCCGCGATGAAGGTCCGCTGGACCGATTCACATACTGACCCGAACTGATCGACACTCACCGTGTTCGTGACAGTCCACCGTTGGTGCCCGAAAACAGCTCCAAGCCCGAACGCCCCGATTACGGCGGCAACCAACAATGCGATCACTTTCCCCGACATTGTCGACAAATCCCCTGTCTCGCGGTTTTGCCACATTCTTACATAGCGAGGGGGCTGTCGGACGCTTTCCGGTGGTACAAGTTAGAACTTGCGAAAAAGATGCAACCTTGCGAATTCTGTATGATTTGCCCGAACTCTCTCGCAAGGAACGGGCCTGACGCTTCGTGGTGGGCGTGCGGACACGGGGAGCGCAGATGCGCGGACTAAATGCCGAAAACCCCAGCTAGGCCGGTGTTTTCATGCAGTGGACATAGTTGTCCCACCGACATGTTGAGACTCATTTTGCCATACGTGCAGGTCAGACCTGCGATATCGGTTTTCGCGTGTCGCGACGCCACAGGGTGCGCGCGGCCATGAGTGCTGAGGCCAGCGCTGGCGCGTCCTGCATGGGCAGCTTGTCGGGCACGTTGCGGATGGCCACCTGGTCGCCGTGCGGGCTGATGCGAACGGAGCCGTCAGACCATGGTTGTGCGGTGATGGGTACTCGGACGTATTGCCGGCCGGACTCGTAGGTCTCGACCTCGGGTAGTGCGATCACCACGTGGCCCTTGGTCTTGAGGGCGTCGGGCAGTATCGAGGCGATGATGTCGGCGACCTGCGCCTGCGTGTACACGATGGTCTCGGTCTGGCCTTCGGCGCCGAGGGTCACACCTCGGGTTATCCCGAATAGGTTCGGGATGCTCTCGATGACCTCACGAATGGCCTTCCGGGCGTCCATTCGCCAGTTCTACGCCGAGAGTCCGACATGACGGCTAGATCGCGGGCAGAAGATGAAGATCTGGCGAACACGGTCCGACCCGCCGAGCGAGACGTGGCGTCCCATGGTCGATGTTGCTCCAAGATCGCGGTACCGCGCGAGGGCCTTCATGCTGTGTCTACCAGCGGAGATGCAAGCCCGTGCTGAAGTGGCTAACTCTTTAGCTGGGGTTTTCTCGACATGGCAACCATCTGTGTGTAATGATCTGCCCAGGGGCGCGTTCAGCGTCGGCTGAAAGGGGCGGTTGTATTCATGGTCATGAAGGAGCGTTGGACGATGCCAGCGGGTTTGCGGCGAGCCTCGACGCTGGTGGCAATTGTCGCTTTGGCTGTCGGTGGAGCGAAGGTTGTCGATGACCACACACTTCCCGGTAGCGGATTCTCGGCGGTCGCGACCGTAGCCGCCGATCCAACAGGGCCAGGCGGACCTACCGGCGGGCCGGGCATGGACGGGGGCCAGCAGTTCCAGCCGCCGCAAATGCCCAGCTCAATGCCCGATTACCAGGGCGGCAACAATCAGCCGCCGATGGATCAGAACTCTGGAATCTCAATCTACAACACGGGATCGCCTGGCGCGCAACAGGTTCCAGGTCAGCAAGCCGGGCAGCAGCCGCAGCAGGCGCAACAGCCCGCTCATGGCACGCAGATCCCGGACTACCAGAACGCGACGCCGTACACGCAAGGGCCGGGCAAGGCGAATCCTGATTATCAGGCGCCGCAACAGAATTCGCCACAACAGCCTCAACAGGGCCAGCAGCCGCAACAGCAGCAGCCGAGTCAGGCGCCGACGCAGACTCAGCAGCCGCAGAATAAGCAGGACCAAGACACTCAGCAGTTGGATCAGAAGCAGCAGAAGTGCCAAGCCGCCATGCTGCAAATGGGCAACACCCCAGCCGCAGCGTTGGTGAGCGTCGGCGGAACTGTGGCCGGTGGCGGCGGCCGTAGCCCTGCTTGGTTCGATCCCTGGCTGGACCCGACACCCACGCCGTCGCCGTGTGACGGTGCCTGCCCGCCGAACACCACGGAGAAACCGAGCCTGGAGCAGAGGATCGAGGATCTGGAAAAGGCCAACAGGGCGAAAGACGAGAAGATCGCCGAGCAGGACAAAAAGATTGAACAGCTGGAGCAACAGCAGCATGAACAAAATCAGTGCACTACCGGTGAAAAGATGAACATCGGTATGGGAATTGTGGGTGGTCTGTTAGTCGCGGCTGGGGGACTAATATCGTTGACTGGGGCGGGTGCAGCCATCGGGGTGCCTGCGGTGGCAACGGGCCTGACCATCCTCGGTGGTGGAGTCGTCACTACTGGCGCTGTGATAAACGGAATCGATTGCGCGAATAGGTAATAGGCGTATTGGAAGGGCGGATGAGAACAATGAGGTCGAACCCGAGACTTGTGATCGCCTTAATAGCGGTGGGGTCTATTCTTTTGATAGCTGGATCGATCATCGGGGCAGTTTCGCAGGCGGGTCTTTATCTCGTGCTCGCCGAGGGAGTCGTCGGTATCTACGGTTTGGGGTACGTGGTCTACCTGTACCGGAAGCTGGGCAGGTCGGGACATAGTGGCGATTAAGCTGGCTTGTGCGGTATTAGCTGTAGCCGCTGCAACCGCGGCATGCAACGGGGCGGATTCGCCCGCCGTGACCCCTAAAGCCACTCCGCAGCAAGCATTCGATCAGATCCCCGGCCAGTTTCCGGAACAGGCGCCTGGGATACCGGGCGCTTCTATTGCGCCGGTGGGTGCGTGTGTGAGTTTGGATGGGCCTAGTACGGCGGCGAAGCTAAAGGTGGTGGATTGTGGTTCGCCGTCCAACGGTTACAAGGTGATTCAGCGCGTTCCGACGCCTGCCGAGTGCCCAGCAGATGTGGATCACAAGTTCTATATGTATCCAGATGAAGGTGAGTTCACGGCTTGTCTGGATTACGCGTGGAGCGCGAACGACTGTCTGAGCATTGGGAAGGTGACGGCGGTTCGTGCGGCCTGTGATGACGCGTCGAAGCCAAAACGTGAGAAGCCGCTGAACCTTGTCTTGAACACGACGACGAACGCTGATTGTCCGACCGGTGGTTTTCCGCATCCGGTGCGCCGGTTCACGGTGTGCACGGAGACGCAGAAGTAGCCTGTCATGTGTGGCTGATGGTGTAGCTCAGCGGCGGTGGACCGCTGACGAGCTGGCAGTGGCGCTGGACCGGTCACTATCGTGCGCCGAGGCCGGCGCGAGGTTGGGCCGCACCCGGCTACAGGTGGAGAAGGCTCGAAAGCGATACCGGGGACGCGATATTGAGCAGCTGCTCGCCCAGAAACGTGGTCGCCTAGCCGAGCTAGAGCGGGTGGCCGAGACCGACATCGCCTGCTACGGCTCATGGACACCTCAGGAGATCGCGATCGCGTTGGATCGGTCGATTTCCCGCACTGAAGCGGCTCGCAGGTTGGGGCGTTCCTTCAGAGCGATCAAGCACATTCGAGACCTGCAGCGCCAAAAGGCCTCTGGTTTGATCCCGGCGCGCGAGTCGCGCGCGGAGCCGATACAGCAGCGCCTCTGGACCGAGGATGAGATCGCGGTCCTGACCGATGAGTCCCGCACACCCACGGAGATTGCAGCCGAGTTGGGACGTTCGATCAATTCGGTCACTGTGGCTCGCGCACGGTGGCTGGGGCGCCTGCAGGGCAAGGTCCCTGAACATCTGCACGGAACCAACACGGGCGTGAGCCGATACGGATGTCTGTGCCCGCGGTGCCGGGACGCTGCCGAGGCAGAGCGCCAACGACGGCAACAGGCCACCTGGCCCACAGCGGTCAACTACAAGCAACCCTGGACCGACCGCGATATCGAGATCGCGTTGGATCGCAGCCTGACCGTCATTGAGGCCGCCCAGCGCTTAGGGCGAACCCACAGCTCGGTGCGCGCGCTCCGATACAAGTACCGCGACGCCTGATTGCCGTTGGGCACCAGGTCACCGACGCACGCGTTGGGAAACTTATCGCGCGGTGGACGTGCCATGCGCACGTTCTACACCGAGGGACTGACACCATTCAGACCGATCACGCAGGGCGAGCGAGTGCCGCCGCTGGGCGTCACTCGTTGTGGCATGTACGCCTGACGGTCACGCCGCAGGGGGCGTGTCCCTTTTCTCAAGATACTTTTCATAATCCTTCCGCAAGTCCTCATAGCGAGTGGCCCGCCGCTGGAGTTGAAGGGGCAGAAAGAAGAATCCCATTATTGCGAACAGCGCAAAAGTCACCCCCATCGCGAGAAGCGTACTACCGTTATTTCTTGCTATCTCGACCCAAGCGGTAATTGTTCGCCTGAATAGCTCTCCGACGGCAAATGTGATCAACAATGCAATTACCGCATTAAACAATTGAATCCTGGAGTGCATACTCCTGGCACGCCTGATGAAGCAGTCGATCTCAGCGTCACAATCCGCATCTGCGGGGAACTTCCAGTGTGTGTTTGGATACTTCTCGCGAAAGCGCGCCCTGTCGTCGCTGTCAAAGAGTGTCCAGTCGAAATCACGGAATAGATCCTCTTCGCCCTTCTTGACCTCTCTATCCATCTTCCGCCAAATACGCCAGAAGCAACGAACATGCATCGCGCCAAGGGATGCCATCGCAATTATGATAAAGCAGTTCAACACGGGTGTCGGGGAGTGATTAGGATCCAATCCCCTAGCCGCGAGCAGTGGACCAATTAGCGCCAGTGCCGGCATGAAAGCCGTGGCAAACATCAAATTCTGCGGCGAGGGGGTCCAAATCATCCCCCAGACAGTCGAAGGGGTTTCCCGAAGGCGCTGTTTCTCCGCGCTTTCAAGAACTACGGAGAGTGCTCCAGTTATGCACAAGGATGCGAGCACCAGCATCATAAAGGTCAGCGCGCCGTAAGCGGCCACCGTATACCCTAAAGTGCGTTCGTCGAATAGCGCCATCAATACGAATGAACCCACCAGGACGACGTACTCTGCGGCCACCAGCCAGCATGCGATTCTCATCGCTCTTGCGACGCTCTTGCCTGCAGCGTAGCGAGTTTCCCATATCTGGATCACGCACCCAATCTTGACATATCGAAGCAGATATCGGGCGTCCGCTAGCAACCGTTATCTCTCATGGTGGTTTGATGCAGCAAACATTTCAGTATTACGCCCTGGTGTTCCTCGGCCTCCCCGCTCGCACCGCGCGCACATCCCCAATGCGAACCATCTGGTGGCCCTGAGCATCCCGGCCGCGCACCGGCACCCACCCGCGTCTAATCCACCGCTCGATGGTCCGCTGCGGCACGTGCTCGCCGAGGCGGGGGAGTATCACGTCGACCAGCTCGCGCACGGTCGCGTTGCGGTCGTCGAGCTCGCCGAGGTTGCGCGCCAGCACGTCGGCCACCGAATGCGCGGTGTCGCACTGCGGGCACACGATTGAGCCGCTGTGACTCGGCGCCATGAGTGCGTACCCGCACCGGGTTGAGTTGTCCCCGCGTCGGCCTCGCTCGGCAAGCACCTCATCGGGTGCCGGGTCGGTGATGCACGGCCCGATGATCATGGGCTCGGGTGGGCGGTTCACCACGCGTGTAATTGACCGGTACACCTGCTCGATCTCGTCGCAGATCTCGGCGCCGTTCTCCTGGAGCGCGATATTGGCCGCGTGCCGGTGCAGCCACTTGGCCATGCGCGCTGTCGTGGCGACTGAGTGCGTCTCGTCGCCGCGCCTTCCGGCGTAGGTCACGCGTAGATCATCCGCGGGGGAGTCGTCGGCCGTGCACATCTCTGGGGCGCCGTCGCAGTCGTCGCACAGTGGCCCGGGCGCCGAGGCGGGCAGCGTGACGAAGCACCGTCGACACGAGCCCGCCCGGGCCGGCGGTGCCGAATCGAGGCTGAACCGATCTGCCGGCCGCCGTGCATCCGGCTCGACGACCATCGGCAGCGGCCTTGGCCGGGTGCGGAATTCGGGTACCTCCAGCCCGCGCGTCTCGCACATGTCGCGGATGGTCGTCGACAACGCGTTGCGGATTCGGTCGAGCTCGTCACTGGCGCGTCCGTTGACCCGGCCGAGTGCCAGGGCATGCCACAGTGCGGCCTGGTGTCGGTCTCGATGGTCCCTGGCGGTCGGGGTGGTGTCCTTGTCGCGCGGGAACGGTTCGACGTGGCTCACGAGCGTGTCGTCGCCGTGCAGTACGTCGCGGCGCTCGCCCTTGCGTGCGCCGTCGCCCAGGTTCGCCTGCCCGACAGCGGTCTCGGTGAGTCGGTCGATCCACCACGGCAGATCAGCCAGGCGCTTGCGCAACTCCGCGATGCAGGCCTTGCACACGAACAGATCGGTTGCGCGTTCGCACCGCTTGCACTTGGTCAACGGTTGAATCCCCTTACCATCTTGGCGAATTGGACATCGAAATAGTGCTGCTCGATTTGGGCGAGGTAGTAGCGCTGCCAGGGCTGCAGCGGAATGCAGAGGTGTTCGCATATCTGCGCGATGCGGTCGGCGGCTCCGTGCCTCATCGCGCACCACCGGCCGCAAACGCGCCGAATGCATCCGTGCCCTCGTCGAATCGGCACCAGGTCTCGTAGCCATCGGTGAGCCGCTTCTCGATTCGCCACTCGCCGCCGCGCTTGCAGATACGCCAGGGCGCAGGTGGACGGTTCGGCCAGAACGGGGTATCGAGTTTCAGGTCGAGGGGATTGCGAAAGGCGAACACCGAATCGAGGGTGTAGGCCGACGGCGACGGCTTGCGTGGTTTGTCGTGCAGCTGGCCGTCGTAGAGGTACCCCTCGATCAGCGTGCCGTCGGTGAGCTGGATGGCCACGCGCCCGCCCTCTTCCAGCCCGGGGCAGGTAAACCGCTCGGGGTCCGTTTTCTGGGTCATCGTGTCTCCGTTCGCATATCGATTCCTGGGGCTGAGTTGAACGCTGGCGGGATTTCGGGGGGTTAGTGACTATCCGGTCGCGGCGCGAGGATTTTCGAGCGCTGCGCGGGCTCTGGCGAGTCCGGATCTGGCGGTGGCGGTGCGGTCGACGTGATCACACACCGAGAGGCCGTTGTAGCCGTCCTGGTCGCACAGGCGGCACGCGGCGATGGCCTGGCGCTTGGCATCTCGCTCGCCCCGGTGTTGTGCGCGCTGCTCGGCGGCGGCGACAGCCGCGTCGTCTGCGGCCCACTGGGAGTACTGCTCCCGGTAGCGCTGGCAGGCGCGGCACGGGTCCTCGGTGCCGCCAGGATGCTTGGGGCAGAACTCGGGGGGCGGCGCGCAGCGCTCCCCAACTTGAGTACTTACCAACGTAAGTTCCCTTACCCCTACCCTTACCCTTTCCCTAGAGGGTTCGGGCACGGTGCCGTCAGGGTTCACGGTTCCGGCAGGGTTCTCGCACCCTTCGGGCACGGTGCCGTCAGCGTTCTCGCACGGTTCCGTCACGGTGTCATCGGGGTCAGGGTCAGACGGGTCAATCTCATCGGCGACCTTGGTCGCCTCAGGCTTGCGCAGGCGACGTAGCTCGACCGCCAGCTCATGGCGCAGCTTGGGCGAGGCCACCATGACGGCGCATTTCAAGGCGCTCTTGAGGTACTGCGGATACCGGGTGACCTCGGTGGTGCGCATGTAGGCGCGCACGAACAGTTCGTCAGTGTCCTCGTCGTAGAACACGAACCGTTCACGCTCCAGCTCGTCGAGGTCGGCCTGTAGGTCATGAACGGACATCTCGTTGCACCCCTTGGCCCACTTGGTGATTTGAAGTGGTTGCATCCCGGCGCGGTCGAGATCCTTCTGACTGAGCAGCTGCGCATAGGTGCATTGCGCGGTGCGCGTGAGCGCTCGGAAATGGCCGTCGCGCCAGATTGATTCCTTGAGCATTCCGGCCGAGTTAGCCACGGTGTTCCTTTCTCTGATTCGCGTGCATGTATTCAGACTGCGGCACGTTCGGCACTCCTTCTCACCCCAAAATCTCGGGGCCGAACATCGGGTCCATCTGTGCCTCAAGAGCCGCCGTGCGTGCCCGCTGGCGCGTCTGCGCGTGGTGCTCCAGGTCGTAGTGCAGGTGGCAGCCCTGGCACATCGCGCGTAGGTTCTCCTCGCGGCAGTCCTCGGGGGTGTGGTTGAGGTGCGCGACGGTGAGCACGACTCGGCTGCCGGTGCCGTATGCGGGCTGTCCGTTGACGTTCGGGCAGCGGTCAAGGTGTGTACCCCGCAGGCACTCGCCCTCGCACTCACAGCGGCCTTGGGCGCGCTCGAAACGGATGCGGCGCGATATCTCGGGCCAGTCCTTGGGGTAGCGGTCGCGGTTCTCCGGGCGGATGGGCACTACTGCACCGCCTTGCGCACATGCTCGATCGCCTTCTCCGGGTCGGCGGTGCGCCAGTCGGGCCATTCCCGCTGTTCGTTTCTTGACTGTTTGGCCACGATGGCGTCAAGGATCTGTTGCGGCTCCCAGCCAGCGCGCCAGGCGCCATCGAAAGCCAGGATGATTACGTCGACCCACTCTGAGATGTCTTGGGGCGCGGCACGGATCTCGTCCAGTTCCTTGGCGATATGGTCCAAAACGCCGTTCGTCCGGGCGCCGGGGCCAAAGGTATTCAGGCTGAACTCGCGCTGGCGGCACAGGTGCGCGGCGTCGAGCACTGCGGGCGGCTCGGTCATCGCTCACCACATCCCGCGTCCCCGAACTCATCCCAAGGGATGAATCGATCGACCTCGTACTGACGAGAGCGCGTCTCCCCGAACCGGTCCTTGCACCAGAAACCCCACAAGCGCGTGCGAGGACCGGTGACAATGAGCGTCCAGCAGGGCAACTCGCGTCGGTCACGGCGCGTGATGAACGGATTGACGTGTTCGACAGCCGGCCACAGTTCGACGCGATGCCGAAAAGTCGCGGGCCGGAACGCGACGGTCCGATCCCAGCTCCGGTACCGACCGCCTAGAAGGCCCGAGCGCGCTGTCCGCGCGTTCTCGGTGAATTCGGTGTATCCGCCTTTGAGTATCAGGCTGATGAACCACCACGGGTGGTCGTGCAGTGCACGGTCGTCGTCGCTGCGTAGGAACTTGTGGAGGTAGACATTCACCACCTTGTTGCGTGGAATGACATACCAGCGCAACAGATATGGGCTGTCCTTCCCACCAATGATCTGATGGGGCTCGCGGCGCAACCACTTGCGTAGCCAGCCGTGGTTACTCGGTCCGGTGTTCATCACTCACCCCTTCTGAATTTCGTATGGCACTTCTCGCACCGCGGTCGACCGGCGCTGTGCGGCTCGGTCTTGCAGTCCACGCACAGACCGGCCTGGTATGCCTTGGTGCTCTCGGGGGTGCGGCTCATGACGCACTCGCCTTCGAGCCGAGTTCGATCATCAGCCAGGTATGGGCGAGCTGGATCTCGCTGCTAGTCATCGGGCGTGCCCAGCGCGGGTTGAGCATTGCCGCTATGGAATTCATGCCCAGTTCGCAGTCGTGGCACACGCAATCTCGGTGGTTGCGCACGACGCAGTAGCGCCCGCACCTGTCGCAAAACGCGTGCTTCATGCGCCCGCCTCCAGCCCGAATAACCCTTGCTGCATTGGCTTTTGGAGCCGCGACACGATCAGCGGCAAGTAGTCGGCCTCGCGTTCGATCGCAATGCACTGGCGGTCCTCCAGAACGCATGCCTCGGCGGTCGTGCCGCTGCCGGCGAACGGTTCCAGCACCACCGCGCCCACTGGGGCCACCAGCCGCACCAGCCAGCGCATCAGGTCGAGCGGCTTGACGGTCGGGTGCTGCACACCGTCGGCGTTGGGCCGCTCCGAGGTGGGCGCCTTGGCTTCGTAGCGGAACACGGGGAAGAAACGGGAAGCTCCACCCTCGTCGGCATACTCGGCGCCCGTAGCGGTCATTCCCCATCCCGCGCCGGATGCGGCGCCTCTCGGCTTGCCTACGCGGCTGGTGGACGTGCCGCTCTGTCGGTCGAGTACTTCGGCCTGATGCTCATCGAGGACGACGTTGGTTGGCCAACGGCCCAATTCTTCGGATCTGGCCACCGATGCACGACTTCGCTCGGCGTTCGCCGCCACCATGTCGGGGTCGTCCATCCAGGGCCGGTGCCAGCCGTCTTTCATCCGCTGGCCGCGCGTAGTTGAGCCGCCGCCGAGTTTGTCCCCGGTGGGTATCCGACAGGCATCGATGTTCAGCGCCCCGGTGCCGTGCTCGAGCACGTTCGCGGCCACGGTGCCCGCCAAAGGTTTCCGCGCAACGACGATGGGCTCGAATGACGGCTTGAGTGCGGTACCCCAGCCCTGCCATTGCTTGGCGGCGACGGTCGCCGGGGCCGTGAGAGGCAGCTCGCTATCGGTACCAAGCAGGCCGCTCATCGAACCCGACACCGCCGAGCCACCACCGTGCCGATGATGAGTGCCGACCACCTCACGCTCGGCACCCGCCGCCTTGTCGATAGCCTTGGACACGTCCAACGACTTCGGGAACCCTGAGCCGTACAGCCATGCGATGCTGTCGCGAATCTCGAAACCCGCGTCCTCGATTCCGGCCGCGAGCCGATGCCAGGTGCGCGAGCCACCGAACGCGAGTAGGTGCCCGCCGGGCTTGAGGATGCGCAGGCACTCGGTGGCCCATGCCGTGCACCAGCGCTGAAAGTTGAGCATTGCCGCCGGCGAGAGGTCGTAGCGGCCGGCCTCCATGGCACCGCTGTTGCTGTCACGGTTCGGGCGCTCGCGGCGGGTGACGGCCGGTGTCCCGTTCTTGCGTTGTGACCCGAATTCGCCGGGTTGGTCCCAGGCCTTGCCCATGAACGCGATGCCGTACGGCGGGTCCGTGATCACCGCGTCGACGCTGTTGTCGGGGAACATCCGCGCCGAGCGGTACCCCAGATTCCAGTCGTATCCGTAGTCGTCGGCGCGCAGCATGTCGAGGCAATCGCCGTGGTGCAGGGTGACCTGCTCGTCTTGGTAGTAGGGCGTGATCATGCGCTGACTCCGAACAGCTCCAGCTGTCCGACCGGCTCGTCCTCGGCGGTGAACCCGAGTGCGCGGTCGAGCAAGTCGTCGGTCCAGTCCTGGCAGCGCCAGAACTCGGCCTTGGCGTCGGCTTCCTGCTGCCCGGTTGGCGGGCAAATGCGATCCCCCATGTACGCGTACCCGCACGGTTCGCTCCCGCAGTGGCAGAACTGGTGGCGACGTAGGTTATTGCGCTGTGCGGCGGTGGCGCACTCGCGCATCTCGGCGACAAGATCGACCGGCAGGGAGCGCGCGTACTTGTTCAGCTGCGCAGTGGTCACGGTGACGACGGGGACGCCCCTCGATACGATCTTGCCCTGCCCGCACTCAAATCCCTTGAGGTGAGACGGATATCCGTCGGTAGGCAGGCGGGTGCCGCCGTAGCAGGATTGCATCAAACGGGTGACACCTGCGGGACCGATGAGGCAGTCGCGCATTTCCCACCCGCCGACCATCCGCAATAGCCAGCGTTGATCTTCGGTGAGCATCATGCAGGTGCCTTGGCTTTCTCACGTTCCTCGCGGGCCAGCTCATACAGCAGCGCAGATGGCTGGAAACCGTTGCGCCGGAGCTGTTCCGACATGGAGTTATAGGTGATGCCCATTTCGCGCGCAGCCGCATGGTCGGGTACGCCGATGTACACGTATTCGGACCATTTGAGTACGAACGGTTTTCCGGTCTCGGGAGGTAGTTCGGGGTCCATCCACATCACGTAGTCGCGGGTGGATGGGGCACAGGTTTGTTGGCCGCGAAGGATCTGGCGCAGAGTAGTGACGAGCTTTCCCGGGTGGCCGTTGGCGGCCGCGATGGCGTTGATGGTCCAGCCGATCGCCTGTAGCTTCTGCAGGTGCTCGCGCACGGGGGTGGCGTCGATGTAGCGACGGGAGATGGACGGGGCGGTCATAGGGTCACATCCGCGTAGAAGTCGCGCAGCTTCACGAATGCTTTGGCGGTGGCCTCGGCATCGCCGAGTGCCGAATGTGGGCAACGGTTCTCGATCTTGAGGGCGGCGAGCACGTCGGCCAGTCCCGGCAGCTCGGACGGGTCGCGCCCGAGAGCCGGGGCAGCATAGGCGGCGAGGTCGGCCAGGCGATAGTGCCAGTGCGTGCCAACCTTGCGTGCGACCATGGCTGCGTCGAATGTCGGGTTCGATCCGGCAAAGGTGTTGCCGCTCAGGATGTCGGCGAGGTCGCTCCACGCTGTGATGGTGTCGTCGGGATTGAGCATTGCGTCATACACACCGCGTTCGAAATAGCGGTTGATGGCGAAGGCCTGGGGCTCGATCGAGACCCTGGACAGGTCGACGTACGGCACGAATTCGAGTGTTTCTCCGGTGTCGACGTTGATGGCCGCAACCTCGATCGGCGCGCACTGCGGGCCGAGGCCGGTTGTTTCCAGGTCTACGACGATGAGGTTGCGGGACATCAGGTCTCCTCTACTTGGTGGGGATGGTGGGCATGACGGGGGTGGGCCAGCACAGCAGCGCCAGGCCCTTCTCACGGGCGATGTCCAGGCACTTGGAGACCAGGACGTTGGGGTCATGTGAGACCGAGCCCGCCAGCTCGCCGTTGGCCTTGGCCTGCTCCACGGCCGTTTTCTTGGCCTGCTCGGCCACAGCCGTCGCGGCGCGTTCCTGGTTGAGCTGGTTGATCTTCTGCTCGGTGCCGTCGTCGTAGTCGATGGTCGGCACTGCCACGTCCAAGATTTCGACTTGATCGCCGACCTTGGCGGCCAGGATCACCTTCGCCTTCTCCGAGAGTTCGGGCAGCGGCGAGCGGTCGAGGTTCTGCGGCGCCAACGGATCGAATGAGGCGAACACCTCATTGAGCGCGACTTGCAGATTCCGGGTGACCAGGTTGGACCGCACGTTGTCGAACGTCTTGTACTGCACGAACAGATCGGGCGTGGCGTCCGGCTTGATCTGCCAGCGCACCGAGACATCGGCGTCCGCGGTGGAGCTGTTGCCCAGTCGTACCTTGATTCGGCGATCGCCTGTGTGCTGGTCGATCTGCACGGCGCCATCCATCTCGGTGACCTCCGTCCATGGCGCCTTGAGGTGCAGACCGTTGGTCAGCGTGGTGCCGGTCGGTCGGCTGAACGTCGTCTCGATGCCGATCTGGCGAGTGCCGACCACGGTGGTCGAGGCGAACACCAGGAAAACCAGCGCGAACAGGAACACCACACCCGCGCCGCCGAAACAGATTCGTTTGTCGTTGCCGCGCTGCATGAACAGCCCGACAATCACCGCGATCACGGCGATGACGACCAAGATCAGGAAGAACCACATGGATACTGGCATCGTTGGTCCCCTTACTTGCCGAGGTTGGCGGCGTAGACGGGCACCCCGAGTGCTTCGGACAGCTCGCCGGTCTTCTGCGTCCAGGCATCGCGCACCAAGTGCTCATACGGCTTGGGGAACAACCCCAGGAACAGCTGCCCCTGACTCACGCGCAGGCGCAGCCAGCACGTCACCTCGATCAGCGGGTAGTCCTCGAACGGCCGCGCAGCGAGCGTGATCTCTCGCGGTACTTCAAGTGGCCGGGTGGCGGTGCCCGCCGATGCGGTGACTTCCTCGCTGTAGGTGAGGTGCTGACTTCCGGTGTCGCGCTTGATCTGAGACTTGAATGACCCATTGCTGGATGACTGGATGCTGTCGACGATTTCAACGACCTCGGCGGCCGGATGGCTGGTGATCAGGTGTCCGGCCTGCTCGATTAAATCGCCAAACTTCTCCTGGCCGTGGTACTCGCCGTCAGCGGCCTTAAATAGGGTCGCCCAGTCCGGGTCCGCGACGAACTGAAGAGTGAGCACGTCATTTCGACGTGTGTAGTCGGCCGTCGCGTCCGTCCCGAGTTCGTTGTAGATCACGCTGACCTGGCCCTTGTCGCGGTTCCCCCAGACGGTCGAGAGGCCTTGGAGTAGTGGCCGGCGCGTGACCTCGGCAAGGAATGAGGCCGTGTCGGTGACGGTTCGGCGCTCAGGTGCGCGCGGTGGGAACGCGGCGGGCACCTTGCCCCGTACGTCGACAACCTCGGTCTGAAGGCCGTTCTCGCCGTTGGCGGTGACGAGGTACAGCGGGGTGTCGGCGTCGGGCTCGTCGATCAGATCGGCGTCGTGCTTGGGTAGTGCAATGGTGTTGTCGGACATGGGTGTTACTCCTTCGGGTGGGTTGGGTTACCTGAGGCCGTAGTGCATGCTGGCGTTGTCGCGGGATAGGCCGCCCTCGCCGTCGGCGAAGAAGATCGTTCCGGCCGGATCCTTGGCGGGGTTGCTGGTGACATCGGGTACGAGGCTGACTGCGCCGGACTCCAGCGGCTCGACCTTGATCTTGATCGTGACGGTTCCGGTCTTCTTGCCGGTGGCCATCGCGGCCTCGACGCATTCATGCAGAGCCTTGGTTGCTTCGAGCTGAGTGCGGCCCTTGTTGAGCTGAGTGAATACGACGATGAACTCGGTGATGTCGCCGGGCGCGAGTTCGGTGCCTTCCTCTTTCTTCTCGGTGTCGTTGTCGGACATGGTTATTCATTCCCTTCTGTTGTGGTGGGTTGGTTCAGAACGTCGGTCACTACCTCAGCCTCGGCTTCGGATAGGTCGTTGATATCGGCGATTTCGCGGCCGACGACAGTGGCCAGATAGGTGAGCGTCTTGACGGTGGCCGCATCGCCGCGCAGGGAATAGCCCGCGTTGCCGAGCAGCCCGCGGATGGTGCCGATGGTCTTTTTGGTGGCCAGGAACTCGCCGCGCGAGTTGTATTCAGCGGGGTTGGCCTCGGGTGCTTCCTCGACCTTCTCCGGGCTTGGTGCCTGCTCGGGAGCTGGTGCCGCTTCGGTTTTCGGTTTGTCCGGGGCCTTGGCCTTGATCTCGTCGGTTGTCACCCCTGCGACCGGCGGGAACATCTCGGCTTTGTCGTAGCCATCGCGGGTGATCGAGGTGTAGGTGATGCCCATCTGTGCGACATCGCCCGCATCCCAGGCGCCGCGCTTCTTGCCGATCTTGGTCTCCAATTGCGCCTGGGAGACGCCGATGGCACGGAATCCGGCGATCATGTCCTCGATGCGCTTGGGCAAGGGCACGCCCTCACCGTTCTCCAGCGTGGCCTTGCAGATGTCCTGTGCCGCTTCGGTGAACCACTTCGGCAAGATGGCGTTGATGCACTCACGGACAGCGCGAGCGCCCGCATTGTTGTTGTTGTTCGTGATGTCACCAAGGTCGGTGAGTTCTTGGCGGCGCCCCTTTGACATGCGGGCATGGGGAACGATGAAGGTGCGCGTAGAGCGGGTGTTGGTCTGCACATCCCACGCCCACGCCTGAACCTCGGATTCGCCTCGGGAGTCGTCGCGGTGCAGCTCGTTGACGCCGTACTGCACGTTGCCCCAGACTCGCGCGAGTTCGCGCATGAGGTGCACCGATGCGCCGTTGCCTCGGTTCGGCACTTGGTAGAAGGCCTGTTTCGCCATCGCGGATCGATTGCACGTATCGCGCATCTCCGCTTCGGCGCGCTGCATGTCGCGCGGGATCTGCTGGGCCACGATGACGGCGGATTGGACCTCGGCGACGGCGCGGGACTGTTCGACTGAGGTGGCTTGGCTGACTGCTGTGCGCGGTGCGGGTGAGATGGGCTGGTAGGGGGTGACGGTCACTGATCGAGTTCTCCTTCTTGCTGGTAGGTGGCGTAACTGGGGAGCGATACCGAGTGCACGTGGTCGCCGTAGCCGGGCCAGTGGTCATCGGCGACGCATTGGGCGTACAGGTCGATGGCCTTGCGGTTGCGGCGCCGGCCGAGGTCGATGTCTTCGGGCTTGAGCTCGACCACGGTGATCGGGTAGGGCGCCGTCTTGGACTGCACGACGAACAGGAACGCGGCGTCGTCGGCGATCTCGCACGCGGCCAGGCCGTCCAGATACCACGGCGCCTGCTGGTGGTAGCCGTATTCGGCTGCGGCCTTGGCGAAGTGGCCCGGGTAGGCGCTGGAACTGGTCTTGTAGTCCACGACGATCAGCCGTCCCCGGCCTGGGTTGGGCAGCCAGTCGGGCCGGAACCGCAGGCGCACGCCCGTCTCCCGGTCGTGCCAATACCCGGACAGCTCCGGTGTCCCGTCGGCTAGTAGCGGCCCGGCGAGCGGGTGCTCGTGCACCCTGGCTGCCATCGCTTTGGCCTTGGCCACCTCGGCGATGTGCATCGGGATCTGACCGGCCTTGCGCGCTTCCTCGGCCGCTGCCTGCCACATCGCGGTGGCGGTGGGCGACTTGGCGGGGGAGCCATCCTTGTTCAGCCCGTGAACGGCCGGATCTAGCTCGCAGATATCGGCGCCTTCGCCCAGCACGAACTTGTGGGCAACGTGCCCGAAGTCGTATTGCGGCTTGGGTTCTGGCGGTTGCCCCTGCTGGTAGTGGAAGATCTCGGGCGAGGACGGCGCCAGCAGTGCGCGGGCACCCGACGACGACAAGCTGGTGCGGTCAGCGTGGTAGACCTCATCAGGAATACCGCTGTATAGTCCGTCAGCGGTGGGGATTTCGGCGGTAGTTGTCATGCGGCAATCGCCTCTCGTAGCTCGTGAATCCGCTTGATGGTGTTCCGCAACCCGGCACCGTTGAGCGGGGTTATCAACGCAATGGAGAACGGGTATCCCGAAGCGGGGCAAGGCCTGGTCACGGTGTCGAAATGCCCCGTGATATTGCCTCCGCTGGAGCGCTTTACTCGGGCCCAGCACACGGGGCAGTAGTACCGATTCACTCGCCAGGCTCCAGATCCTCGACAACCGGATGGATGACCCGCGACGGGTCGAGGGTGAGCGCGAGTGTCGCTGTAATAGGGGAGAATTCGGCGTCGTCGATGGTGATCGCTACCTTGACGGCGATCTGGTCACGGGCCAGTTTCGCCGGTCGGTTCGCGCGCTGGCCAACGATGCGCAGGCCATCAACCGGCCTGAGTCCGTCCTCGCCAGCGAGTCCGTACCTGTATCTGGACGCTTCGAGAATCAGGAACCCGGTCGCGGTATGTGTTGTGCCCTCGGTCATTACGCATCCTCCTTGAGCACGGCGCTGGCTTTGTCCCGGCTGTCGCGATCGGTGAAGAACTCGACGAGCACGACCTCGGCGGTAGCGTCGGCGGTCCAGGCGCATCGCGGGTCTGTACCCGACTCCTTGACGGACTCGCGCCACGCCTTCTGATTGGCGACCAGGACGGCGATACCGCGATTGCCCAATCTCTCGAACAGGTCAGCGATTTGCAGGTCCAAGACGTTGTTGGCGACGTTGGGGGAGCACTTCTGCTCGGCCTTGTCGAACGCGGCCATGAGCTCGTCGAACGTCGGGTTGGGGTCAAAGGTGATGGTCATGCCGCACGCCCCTGGCTCTGCTGCGGCGCGGAAGTATAGGTGTCGGCGTATGACTTGAGTAGTGGCGCATGGCGTTTGCACCACACCTTCACTGAGCCCACGATGATTTGGGCCGACTGATCGAGGCTGTAGCCGCGCGCCGACAGTGCCCGGTATGAGTACCGGATGCCGTCGAAATTGGGCTGCGCGTCCAGCTCGTTGCACACGCGCCAGCCGCTCGTCGTCACGAAGTCATCGGTCACCGGGTCGGCGTGCGAGTCCGGGGAGGCCAGCAGCATCGCGGCGAGCACCGCGATAGCGGCTAGCACAACGGTGATCGCGTCGTAGCTGCTCAGCCGGGGTCGGCGGCGCCCGTGCGACCGCCTGCGGATATGTTGGGGCATGCCAAGTCCTCTCAGTAGGATTGGTTGGTAGGGGACGCTGGCGGTTTCTGTTTGGCGACGGGACCGCCAGCGTCTTTACTTATTCAGTTGTGGGACTTGCGATTACTTGGAGATTCGGCCCAAGCGTGCGGTGATGAGTTCCATCCCTCGCGGCAGAATGCGCAAGGTGTAGTGGGCACAGCTGCCCCATGAGTGCGCGACGACGTGCTCGTGCGCTTGGAAGTAGTGCGTGAACTGCGCGTAGTGGTCGTACTGCACCGCGCCGCACGGAGCGTGTTTGGCGAAGATCAGCCGCTCATCCAGGAGCCACTGGCGAAACTCGCGCTCGCGCATGCCGAGCAGCTTGGCGGCTTCCCGGATCAACCGGGACCCACCCTGTGCAGTGAGGTATGTATCTGCAAGGTCGGCCTTGGGCTCCAGCTCGGCGATTCGAGCATCCTTGGCCTCGATCATCCGCTGGGCTTCGAGCACGGCGGCGGCGAGTAGGTCGGTGCCCGTGAGCGCGGGCGCGGCCGTGGCGGTCTCGGCCTCACGGGTCTTGATGACGAAGTATGTCTGCGCGGCTGCGATTTCAGGCTTGCGTGGATCGCCATTGAGTGCGACGAGATAGCAGGCGTACCGGGAGAGGTGGTAGTCAGCCTGTGCCGGTCCTCGGCTCCCAGAAACTTTCCCGGAGGCGGGAAAGTTTTGCGCTGCGTCGTACCCAGCATTGCGGGCGGCAAGCTTGGCACGGCTGATGGCGTCGGCGAACCGCTCCCACTTCTCGTATCCGAGCAGCGGCATGAGATCACGTGCCGACCAGTACTCGCGGCCCTCGTCAGTCAGGTGACGGATCGCGTCGAACGGGGAAACGATCACTGGCGCGCTCACGAGGCCACCGCCTTGGACTGATTGCACCAGGCACGCAAGGACTCTCGGGACACCGCAACGCCGGTCATGTCGTGGATTTCGTTGGCGATGCCCTGCCAGGACTTGCCCTGTGCCCGGCGTGCGCCGACGAGTTCGGGGAGTCTTCGACCACCGAGCCGAGCCTCGATCAGCAGAAGTTTTGCGCTCATGCCGAAATAATTACATGCATGAAATTTGATTGCAAGCAT